ATATTCTTTCTTTGTTTCACAAGGGAGTGAGCTACAACATGGTTAATTTGAAAAAACCAAATCAAAAATGGGACTCTATTGAGGAGTATGCAAAAGAAGAGGCTCCTGATGAAATTCATTTAGTCCCAGAAATCGCTGGTGCTGGAGCGATTGCTGCTGCTGTTGCAGTTTATGCGGTTAGTGCAGTTGCAACTACTTTAGGATTCGCTGCTGTTGGGGGTTTTTTAGTTAACCTTGCTATCGGTTTGTTAATACAAGGCGTTATGACTCTTCTTTTCCCTGTGGAGCTGCCGAAAACATCGGCTCAGACAACAGAGACAAGGATAGACACTTCTAGTTATATTTTTACAAATTTACAAAACAACGCTATTCAAGGTTTTCCTGTTCCTTTGGTTTATGGGGAGCTGCGGATTGGTTCAAATATAATTGCCACGAACGTTGTTAGCGAGGATCTTGGATAATGAATTACTATAAGAAAATCCTACAACGCAAAAAAGCGATAACTATCGCTGGTTCAAAAGGAGAGAAGCCTTCTTATTTGATGCCTCCGTCTTCCGCGTTTGGTAAAGTCGGTTTTCAGATTTATGAAGCTTTGGATTTATTGTGCGAAGGTCCAATTGCTGGATTGGTAGATTATGAGGGTCAAATATTAAACCCAGGTCAGGTTGTTAAAGATTTTTCTAGCAACGAGAATGTTGTTGGATTTTCTGATGGCGGCATAGATAAAGGTATATATTTTGACAATATACCCCTAAGAGAAAGCACTAATAAACCAACTGTATCAAAATATAATTGTATTTTTCGAGACGGTTCGGAATTCCAAACCCGTTCAGAGATATTAGCTACCCCCCAAAGATTGCAAAAATATGGCGCAGCTATTAGAGGCGCTTGGGTAAATGAAAATGGAGCTAGAGATGGTAGCGGTAGTTATGATACTAGAGGTGACCGAGATTTTGTTAATTGGCAAAATTATATACCTAGAGAAGTATTAGAAAAGCCTTTTTATTATGAAAATTACGACAAGAATGTCAATTTATTAAATATCGGATTGCAGGTTGACGGGTTATTTGATACAAAAAGTTATGCCAATAAATACGAAAGTTCGGGAGGGAAAAGCAGGCTTGGAACAAATTTGCCCGCCACAGTCACTATTGAAGTGACGGTAGGAAAAATCGACGCATTAGGCGCAGAGCACGAGGTGTCCTTCGCGTCTTTTACCACTAGAGCTGGCAAAGGAGTGACACTAGGAAAAGCAAACGGAAGAATAGCTATAACTGGAGTTATAACAGCGCCGTACACATTTACTTTAGAGGGTATAAGACTCCCTGGTCTATTAGATACGGATGTTAATAGTTTTGTTAGAATCAAAAAACTTGAAGCGGAGACCACTTCCAGTATAGTAAAAAGAGAAATCGGCGTTAGTAATATTTCCGAAGTGAACTCAGAAACATACCTTTACCCAAATTCGGCTTACGTTGGAACAGCTATTGATTCAAAGTATTTTCCTCAAGTCCCTAGTAGAACGTTTAAATTAAAAGGTAAAAAAGTTTTAATCCCAAGTAATTATTTTCCAGTAGATAACCTTTTATACGATAGGAGATTTGCTGATGATGATAGTTCTGCTGGAAGAATTATATATGGAGATTTGTATTTTAATAATAAGAGTTCGGGCTCTGACTCTGGTGGAGTTTCGATAAATGATGTTGAAGTAATTTTTTTAATAGATACTTCTGGCTCAATGAGTGGAACTCCATTGTCTCAAGTACAAGCATCAATTATTAATTCATTGAACGATTTAGCATTGGCAGGGATGTCGGTAGATTCAATAGCTATAGTAGAATATAATTCTAGCGCTACTATAGTCGCTGATTACGGTACTAGCTTACCAGATATGATAACAGCGGTAAACAATCTTTCTGCTGGTGGCGGCACGAATATGACTTCGGGCTTACAACTAATACAAAACTCTCTTATACTAAGTACAGACAAAGCAAAATATATTTTTGCATTAAGTGATGGCGATGTAGGTAGCGCGGCAATTGCCGCTCAGCCTTTAAAAAATGATGGTGTGGTTGTAGCTACTATGGGTATAGGTATATCACCAGAAAGTTCCTCGGGTCTAGCTTTAGCTGCTGTCGCTACCCCAGAATATATTTACTGGGTTGATGGAGACATCCCGCCTAATTTTATTATAGATGTTTTGGGGATTTTTATAATAGGTTTAGGCGAGCGAGATTTAAACGGGACAGAGTTATCATCTAATAGAAATTGGGATGGCACATTTAAATTAGGTTGGACAGATAACCCTGCTTGGATTTATTATGATTTATTAATAAACACTAGGTATGGAATAGGATCTTATTTAAGGGATGTCGGCATAGTAGATAAATGGTCATTATACCAAATAGGTAGATATTGCGATGCGGTTAATGATAATGGCGAATTTGTAGGCTTAAGCGACGGGTTTGGAGGTTTAGAGCCTAGATTCAGTTGCAATATAATGATTAAGGATCAGAATAGCGCTTTTGAAGCTATACAGGATATAGCGCGAACTTTTAGAGCTATGGCTTATTTTAGCAATTCTTTTGTTAATGTAAAAGTTGACAAGCCTTACTTCAAAGAAGGCAAGCCTAGCCCACAAGGACCACCATCAGAGTTAGAATTTGCGCCTCATTTGATTTTTAATAATTCAAACGTCAAAGGAGGAGCTTTTGCTTATGCTGATGTAGATAGAAACACAAAACTTTCTGCAGTAGAGGTTTCGTTCTTAGATAAGACTAAAAATTTCACATCAGCAACAGAATATGTCGAAGACACTGAGGCTATTAAACAAGTTGGGCTGAATTTTAAGCAGTTGGATGGAATTGGCGTCACTTCTAGGGGGCAAGCTCATCGTTTGGCTAAGTACATACTTTTTGAATCTTTATACACTACAGAAACTGTATCTTTCGGTGCTGGGCTAGAAGCTTTATTGATAGAGCCTGGGGATATTATAAGAGTTGACGACGAAATGAGAAATTTCAGCAAAAACTTTGGCACAGTAGTTGGCACTAGCGGAACTGTCTCGTATTATAATCCAAATGGATTGGGCGATTATCAAGAAGGCCCAGCAGCTATTTTGGTGGAACCCGCATTCAAAAGCGATCAATTCGAAAATCTAACTGGCGGAGTTTTAAATATATTTAATCCAATAGACATAAGCGGAACAGATCAGTTTGATCAATTTCCTGGTAAAATAAACCAAGATCTTTACAAAGAATTAAACAACCCGCAAACTATAAGTTTAAAAATAAACTCTGGAGGATCTGGCTTTAGTTATCAGCATACAGATAGCGGTGTTTTTATTTTCATAGACGAGCAGGTAACGGGTACGGCAGTTGGCGGTCTAGGCAATGCTCCTAGCCAATGGTTCTCTAATGACGAAGCAAACACTGTTTTTGGTTCTTCTTATAGCATAGACGTGAGCGGAAGAGAGCCTAAATATTTTAGAGTACTTGGCATTAAAGAAGATGCTGAGATGGGTTACAACGTAACCGCTACGATTCACCACACTGGTAAATTTAAATTTGTAGAAGAAAATACCATTTTTGATGTAAACCCAGACTCTTTCCAGCCAGATTTAATTACTACCCAGCTAGTTAAACCAAATCCCCCAAGCAGTGTAACCACTGGAGCTTTTTCGCAAAATTTAGATGCATCTTTGAATTTGTCATTAAGCATTGGCGATCCAGCCACTAAAGTTGGAGACAGGTATGTAGTATTTATCGAGGAGCCGAATACGAATATAGTGGTTGCTGAATTTAATAAAAGCGCCACTTCAGTTACAGATGTTGTTTTGTCTGGAGCTGCTAGGATAGATCAAATAGGTTCTTATCAAATTAATGTATTTTCAGAGCTATCTACATCTACTACAAAAATAAGAAGCGATTTAGCCACAACAACATCTTTTGTTACTGAAGCGGCTGATTTTAATTTTAATTCAGTAACTAATTCTTTTTTAGACTACAGCGATATTTCTATTAATACTTCATATGAAACCTCTTTTAATAATTTGGAAAACGAAGGTACTGGGCAAGTTTCCTTTATAGAAAACGACAGTGCGATAAATGCAACTTTTAATTTGTCTTTTGAAGATATTTTTGGCGGCCAAGGGGCTGAAGTTATACAGAGCATATCTGGGCAAGTTATTAATTTGAAGGACCATAAGGGTGATTTAATTAAAACAGGTTTTAAACTTTTACAAAAAGAAGAATTTTTCTCTGTTACAAATGAAGAATTAAATATTGCGTTTGGTTATACTGGGGAAGGCAAGTATAGAATGCCTCCGAATTTGGATTTTGAAGTTGGTAGTTTTTTACTTAGCGGAAGTGGGGATTTAACAACCAATCAATTTATTTCTTTTGATCAGCCGTTTTCTGGATCTGAATCTCTAGCTGTTTTCACTTCTCAGTTGATAACTGGTGAGTTTGAAAATAACTACGATAAAATAGGCAGAGTTATTTCTGCTAGTGGCGGTTTTTATGTTACTGGAACTTCAAGTTCGACCAGTAATCATGTATACATAGCCACTAAAACTGGTAATTTTACATTTGATAATAAAAAAGATAGAATTGAAGTGGGCATAACAACAAAAAATAATGAATCTGGCTATCGCTTTGTAGAGTTCTCAGAAAATTTTGATTCTATTCCAGAGGTTTTTATACAATCACAGGAACCTGAGATTGGCGAAGAGAGTTATTTTTCAGAAACTTCTGTAACTGGGGTATCTGTCAGCGGGTTTTACTTTAACTCTTTTCAGGGTGATTTATCTCCTGCTAGCGGCACTGGCTCATTTGCATATTTATGCACAAATCAAAATATTTTTAATGTAGCTGATTCTAGTGATTTACCTGTAGGAGTTCTAAATTATTCTTGTACTGGAGAATCTGATTTTAATTTGAATGTAGACAGTATTTTAGAGCAGTCAAATGGCACAAATAACACTGGATACAGATTTAATAACGACCAATACGCTGTTCTTTGCCAGCGATACGGAGATGATGAATTGTTTGAAAATAGCTTTTTTGCAGTTCAATCAACTGGAGATGGAAAGAATAAAGTTTCCGAGCATGTTTTGCAAACTGGGTCTGATATTGGCGCATCTGGATCTATCATTAATGCCGATTTTCCTGACAACGCTTATAGTTTATTTAATGCTAACGGAAATGTAAATCAATTTGTTATAGATGGAGTTAATGATGCAAACGTGACTGGATCTTTCACTTCGAAGCAGATTACCGATGGCACATTGTTATCCTACGCTGCTGGAGGCGATATCCGCGTTAGTAAAATATACGACCAGTTTGGAAATAAAGACGCTATTCAAGACATCACAGGCATCCAAGGTAAGATAGTAACTGGTGGATCTATGGTGACCTTGGACGGTAAGCCAGCTTTGGATTTTGTCAGAACAGCTACAGGGCAGAATAATGCTGTTTATTATGAATTTAGCGGAAATAGCCATATTACTGGAGTAAGCGGTCTTGAGATTTTTGCCACTGTATCTTTTGATACTGTAAATACTACATTAAATCCTTTAGCTTCGTATCAGGGAGATTATATTGTCGGAGAGACCAAAAACCTTGCAGTAGGCGACGTGGGCTTTGGAGCTGGCAAAATAGGAGGAACACCTTATCAATACCTATATGAAAAACATGGGTCGGCTAATGCATTTGGTGGTTTTGATTTCCCTGGAGATGTAACTAAAGACGGTTGGGGCATCACTGGCAATGAAATATCTTATGATACAAAATATGTATTAAACAGTTTTGTGGGTTTTGATGATTCGGCCGCTTCTGGGTTTAGGGGTATGACTTTTGATGGGTCTTATATATCTGGTTATACAGTGACAGGGCAAAAGAATAATATTATTGGTACTATAGGGTCTGATCAAACTCATGATAATAGTTTTGATGGAAAATTTCAAGAAGTCTTGATCTATAAAAACGTTCAACCAAACTCAAGAGAGAAGATTAGAAAAAACGCACTGTACCGATCAAATGAAGGCTCAACAAACCCGAATTTTAATTTTATACAAATAGGAGTAACTGGAACATTATGAGGTTTAATGAAACAATAATTGGTCTTCACCCAGCATCGTCTGGGTACGAGCTTGAATGCTTCGTGCAGAACAACCAAGACTCAGATTTCTTGAGTGGATCTGGCTCGTTCTTAGTCGAATTCCCTAAGTTTACTGTTACTGGGCTTGAATTTAGAGGGCAAAATATAGTTTTTGAGCCCACTGGGGCAGACTTGCAGTTGATGTCCGATATAGAGGTAATTGAAGACTTAATTGAATTGAGATGCTTCTTTTCTGGAGATTTAAATGGGGTGACTGGGCTCGCTAAAGAGAACATAAAACTACTAGATGTCTTCACTGGGGACTATGCCGAATTTCAGCCAGACGTAATTGGTTTAACAAATTATGTCAAAGGCGGCTCTGTTAATGTAGATAAAAATGATCAATTTATAACCTTTAATGTACTCGATTTAGATATACAAACTGGGGTGCAGAATATATTCTACAAAGTTATTCCGCTGGATTACTTAACTTTTGGGGAGTCTTCAGATGAGGCAAGTGGAATACTGTTTACTGGTTTCGACTCTTTTACCACTATAACAGAAACCGAGGCTATTATTGACAGATCTAATGCAAATGATTTAAGATTTTCTGCTAATGCTGGCATTATCGATATTTTCACAGGCACTAATATTGTTTTAACGGAAAATATACCTTTAGATTTCTCAGCTTCGTTTAGAGTTAGAACGACCTCAGAGCCGATTTCTATTTCACAAAGCGGAGGAGCGACACTACGAAGCAGCTCTTCCTCTTTCCCAGTTAGTGCTGGCGTTGTTACAATTCCCGCTGGAAATGAATTAGGAGAATTTTCAATCGATTCTTTATTGGACGTAAATGGGCAAAGAGAGGCTTACATTATATCTGAGCTGTAAAACATATCTGCCTCTAATTTGAAGCCATTTTTTTTATAAAATTTTTCTATCTTAGGATTTTTCTCGCTATTGCCTACTAAAATTATTTCAAATTTGTATATATTTTTTATACACTCTAAACTTTTTTTAAATAATTTAATGCCATAGCCTTTTGTCTTGGGGTCGGATACCCACATATATTCTTGTATAATTTTTTTATTAACTCTAGCGTCATAAGTTTTTAGCCATACTATATAACTAACTAATTCGCCATTAACAAAGTATCCGAAACAAAAACAATCTTTAAATCTTTGCGGGTTAGAAAAATAAGAGGTAATAGAATACAAGTTCACTTCACATCCAAAATGAGTATGCTTGCCTATTTTAGCATACATTTCTTCTGTTATCGAAACTAAGTCTTCTATTACCTCTATTTTATAGAGGCCGTTTTTTAAACCAGCTTTAGGAGTTTCCGACATTCTTTCGCTGGGACATCTTTGTAATCTTTCCAGGTCTTGATGACTTCTGGATCGTTCTCGTATTTACCGTCCGCATAAAGCTTACGCAGCTTAGTTAGAAAAGAATTGAAGTCTGTACCTACTTTCTCTTTTAAAATGCCTTGTGGGCTAATATCCTTCGCTCCAGAGGATGACGGCGGAGTTACGATAGGAGCTTTATTATTAGACGAGTCAATTTCGTCCGCTCCGACAATGTAAATGCCCAAGAAATTACGGACAGCACGAACAAAAGCGCGATTTTCTGCAATGCATTCTAAAAACTTTGCAGCAAAACCATTTGTATTGCGAAGTGTGGCGTTAGCAACGGAGGAGGACTTCGCACCATGACTACCGAAAGGTTGTGTTGGGTTTTCATAATTGCAAATAAAAGTGATCACGCACTTGACGACAGATCTCTCTTCGGAAGACTCAACAACGTCATAATCAACAGCGTCTATACCCCTAAGCTTCGCAAGCTCTTTAATCCCACTAAGCTTAATTAAAAGTTGGTTATCTTCTAGCCCTTCAATAGATTCTGGGACGGGCATCTTGCGCATCTCAAAGTGGTCTTTGTTTGGGTATAGGTGTTCTGGACTAATCATAGCTCGCCAGTTGACGGAGCCATCTTTATTGAATTTGTAATCAACAGACTCTAGGAGTCCATGTTCGTCGCGCTTCCAGAGATCTGGGCCGTATAATTTATTATTCTTCATATAGGTATAAACTTTCTAATTCTTTAGATGAGGCATCATCATAAACAAAGTTATGAGATTTGTCAAGTCTATTTGCGGAAGATTCTGAAGAGTATGTATCGCTATTAGATATGAACAGCTTCTTTGAAAAGAATTTCTGGCTATTTATTTGTTTTTCGGGCTTAATGTCTTCTATAATATCAAAATCAAAATATTTGAATCTTACGTCTGAAATGTTCTCTTTATCCTCGCAAACAATCAAAAGTCTAATTTTTTTGTTTTTAATAAAATTAAAAAACTCATTCAAATCTAAGTCGTTGTGGCATTTTTTATATTTAAAGATAATTTGCTTTATATTGGTAAGCGCATTTATAATCTTGACGTCGAAATGTTGTTCAATATGCAGGTTCACAATACAAGTTTGACACCACTTAATAATGTGATTGATGTCAAAATGAATATCCGCTCTGATATTTACAGGTTTTCCTTGTAGTTTTTGAGAGAAGGCAAAAAAGTTTGGGACAATCTCTACGCATTCGTTGTGAAAATGCTTACCTATTTTGATTGTTTTAAATTTTATTTCATTTAAGATACCTAATTGATCTAAAATGTTTTGAGCTATTGCTTCTGGTTTGATTTCGTTTATTCTATCGCAGGTAGCGCTAAACGAAGGTTTTATTTCAGAAAAATCTGGAGAGATGCTGATGGACTTATTTTGCTTATGCCAAAGGGGTTTTGAGTTTTCTGGATATAAGTTGAAATGCACAATTACACAGGGTACGTCATAAGCTCCTGCAATATGTCCAGGAAGACTATCGCACCCAACATGTGTCGAAGCTTTTTTGATTATATAATTCATTTGCTTGTAAGTTGATCCCAAAAAACAATAATCTACGCCTTTAATTTCCTGTTCGTCTGGGCCTCCTATTTGGATGATTTTGACCTCCTCCTTCTGTAGATGCGGTTTGATTAGCTCCAGCACGATATCCCAATATTTGTACACAGCCCCAGGCATCTTATTGGAAGATTGTATGGTGATATACTTATCAGGCAGACCTGGAAAAAAATGGTCAGTTATTTGTGGGCGGCCAATTTTAACCCCCAAATCTTTTGCGTAAACTTCAGCTATATGACTCATATGATTTTACCTCTTTGATTTCTGAATCCGAAAGCATGTTTATTTCGCTCTTAAAAGAAAAACGCATGTCGTTGGCGTGATAAACGTCTCTGGCCAATCTAATAAACTCTGGGCCAAAATCTTTTTCACGTTCCATTTTTCTTATACTATCTTCGATGATCCATAATGACCTATTAAGTTCAAAGAGGTCAGCTTTCAAACTGATAAGTTTGAGAGGGTCCAGATTTGCAAATTCTTCATTTTTTAATATAAGACGTTCGTAGAGTTCTTTTAATTGGTTATACTCAACTGTAATATTTTTGAGCTTTTTGGGATCGAAAATCATTTGCATTTTAATCTCCAAAATAGTTAGTTTATCAATCAACTCTCCAACTGATATAGGTATTTTAATTTTCATGTAATTTAAATTGTGTTTTTGCTTTGCCGTTATGGTGGTAATTGATAAGAACCTGAGTTCCATAATGAGGCAAGAAAGCCATATCAAATAACCCTTTATATTCGCCCTTTCCTTCTAGAAAATGCAGGTTATCAATTTCTTTTGTGTAGGGTAATACTTTATAAACTTTTGGGTGGTCCTCAATGTAGTCAAAGAATTGGTTTTTTGTGAAAACGTAAATGTCGTGATCGGGGTAGAGATCTTTGAGGTTATCCATTAAAGAGTTCAACCATAGAACGTCACCAGCAGATCCAGGCATTACGACAGCTATTCGTTTTCCACTATCAAGAAGGTCTTCTAAATTTAAACCATTTTTTTCTCCACCAAAATCATAATCATAATCTATACTAGGCATAGCATCAAGGATTGATTCTAATTTTTTACCAACAGCGGTTGTTGAATAATTCTCAACAGTCCACTCTCTGGCTTTTTTACCCATTTCACGAAGCTTGTTTTTGTCCATTTGCCAAACTTTTTTAAGTTGCTTTGCTATGCTTGATGGATAGGTGGAGGCTTTAATAAATTGCGTACCTGGCTCTCTGTATTCTGACCAATCAAGAGCAAAGCTACCACATTCTCGGCTAGAGGAATCTTCGCCACAGGAATAGTTAGTGACAAGAGTAACTAGTTCGGTCATCTTAGCTTCAAAGATGGGTATTTCCATACCGCCACTAGTAAATGGGTGGCAATAAACATCCATTAGGTTGTAAATTTCATTAAGCTGAGATTCGTTGACTCCAGCTTTGACGTTGGTAGTGTTAAGAGATTTCTCGGTTCCGCAAAATCTGCATTTCTGTCCCTGCCCAACGAAAGATTTAACTTCATACCGACCACAAGCAGAACAAAAATAAGTAGTAAGGATATCATTTGGGTTAATATCTTTTTCTTTTATAAGTCTAGGGATATCCCAACCTTCTGACCAGTGAGTATGCAGAAGGAGTTTTGCTTTAGGGCAATCTTTTTTAAATATTTTAAAACCCTCCAGCAAATTGGGTACGCTTTTTCTAAGTTGATTTCTAAATACAAAGCCAATAATAAATTCATCAGACAATTTGAATTTATTCCTAAGTTCTTTGCGATACACTTCGCTGTGTCTATAAAAATCCTCAGTGTTTACAGTGCCGTGTAAAGTGTCAACGTGATCGTGACCCATTTCTTTTAAGTCTTTCTCTGCGAAGGAAGACCATGTATAAAAGTTTTTTGTTTTACTCGCCGCTTCAATAGCTTGTGGCAATATGGGTTGGCTATCTAAGGTAGTCCAGATCATATTATTGATCTTATTCCACCAAGGCTTTTCCCAGAACTTACCAAAAGCCCAAATATCTTCTACGCCTAAATAGATGTCTGGTTTGTATTGCTTTATAGCTTGGTCTATTGTCCCTCCGCCATAGCCAGCTTCGCGAGCCTTTTGGGGGTCTGCATTAAGCTGACGTAACGCTGCTTGGTTATTGGTAAGAGAACCTTGCGCTTGCCACGGCCTTGTTTTTAAAGATGGATCATCCCACTGAGTACCATTAGCAAATTCAATCAGCTCATACTTTTTTGTTGAATAAAGGTGGCGGAGTATATTCTTTGCGTTTTTGCCAAATCCTGTAAACGCTTTAGCTCCATTTGAGTGGAATAATACCTTCTTTTTCATTAATAGTTAAAATATTTAAACAGGAATAGGTCAAATAAACCTTTAAGTGTTCTAGCTTCACCAAGTTCCATTCCCATGCCGAATTTTAATGTAGAATTTTTTACGACGCTCAATGAGAAAGCTTTCTTGCCATCCTTCTTTGTGTAAGGTTTAAATGAAATTATAGTCTTATCATCGTTGTAACTATGGAAGGCAGAAAATTCACCATAGTTTTCGATAGCGTTTAGCATGCCGCCAACTTCATTCTCGCTTAGTTTAAAATAAATATTTTTCTCTGGGTCTTTAGCATTAGCACTAAATGATCCATTTTTAGTTTTATCGTTCCACGACGCTTGCTTGATAGATTGCACAAGTAGACTCGGTTTCATTTTATTACCCTCTTTATCTTGCTCTAAGATTTTAAAAGAGAAGGCGCATCCTGTATTAAAGGAGTTCGGTTTGTAAATATCGTGCTGTTTCATTTGCACTATTATATAGCTAACTACAGCAAATTCTATAAACTTAACTACATAATTACATGTTTTTAATAATTTCCAACTGCTCTATATCGTAAGTTTCGACAGTAGGCATTACAGTAAAGAATAGTTTATCAAAAGACTTAATATATTCTGGGAAAACCTCTTCGACGACTGGTTTTAAATTTAAGTACGTATTCATGTATTTGATTAAATACTCTGATTTGTAGTAAGCCCCATAAACTATAAAATGAAATAAAATTTTATGCAATAAATCTTGAAACAATAAAAGCATATTAAGCTCTCTCTTTTCTCGAAAGTTATGTAGGAATTCATCAAGGGTTATATCTCCCAATATTCTAGACGAGTTGTAGTATTTTTGCAAAAACTCCTTTACGGTTTTCTCGTTATGGTACAAGTACAGGTCGGTCACCGTCTTCAAGAGGCTGTAATACAAATCACAACTATGGCAGTTCTCAAAATTAATCAACTTTATATGGCCCTTTAAATATAAGACATTAGAGTTTTTTATATTTCCATGAGATAGCACAAGTATATCTTCTTTATATTTTGGTAGGTATTCTTTTTTGATTTTTAAAAAGATTTTTTGGAGATCTTGTGTATTTAAATTGACCAACTTTTCAAAAATAAGTATTTCTTTTGGGTCTACCATCTCGAATAAGGATGAGATGGATTCGTTTTGAAGAAATTTGCTTTTAAAGCTCGCGGCATCTTCGTTTTTGCTTTCATGAACGCCGTCCATGACAGAACAAAGAGTGCCTAAATTATATATCAAATCATCAATTCCAAAATCTTCAAAATTATCTCCATTTTCCCATGTTGTTAGCAAAAATTCAATACCGTCTTTCTCGTCGCTCTTGTGAGCTATGATGCTAGGGCTTATATTATTGGGGATGTGTTGTAGGGCGTTTTTTTCTGCAGATAGTTTTTGGTTCTCTGGGTCTAGGCTAATTTTTAGTAAAAACTTATTATTATCAATAACTAAACCGTAGCTCTCATAGAAAAAATTAGAAGACACTTTTGAAACCTCGATTTCCGCCACTTTATTCTTGTAAACTTCATTGATGAACTTTTTAATTAAATCTTTTTCAAATCTCGAAGCTTCTATAGAATTTTCATTTGGATTAGTATCTACAACTGAATAATTATTCAATTTAACCTGTTTGCTTGCTATTGCCATGACAATATTATACACAAAAAAGGCGGTATTTCTACCGCCTTTTGTTTTAGATCTGAGTCTTCCCCATTGAGAGCTTTTTGAGGCTCGTCTTAGCGAATTTTCGCATTACACTTGCGTTTCGATCTCGAACCACCACATACTTAGGGGTCTCGCGCACAAATTGCGCGTTAAGTGTTTCGCCTTGCCGAGTGGTGAGGCCAAAAAAACGGCCCTTACTTTCGCTGATTGCTTTTACGATACGGTTTATCTTATTCATTTTGTTCATTTTATTTATTAAAATCCTATTCTTCCAGAAGAAGATATATTTTTATTCTGTTTGATGCTCTCTTTTGGAGCATTTAGTTTGCTCGCAAATATATCGTATACTGTCTCCATGTCAACATTAAAAACTTTATTTTCTAAACTTTTTCCCCATTTTTGTATGATCTTAGAATACTTCTTTTCTAATTTGTCGTACGCAGGAGTTTGTTGAAAATCTTGATCAGATAATTTTGCCTCCATATCTTTTGCTTTTTGAGGCCGCACGATGTTTATTTTTTTTGTTTTTGCTCCCGATTCATCTAAGATATCAAAAGCTTTGTCTGGAAATTTTTTATCGCTTAAATAAATATCACAGAGTTCTACAATTTTTTCTACTAATTCGTCCGTATACCCTACTTGGTGAAATTTTTCATAAGACTTCTTTGCTGTTTTTAACAATTGAAAAGTTTCTTCCTTGGTTGGTTCGCAGACGTCTATCTTTTCAAACCTGCGATTTAAAGCTGAATCTTTTTTGAAAAAGCGATCATATTCATCTTTCGTAGTAGCGCCAACACAAGATATGTTTCCTCTTGATAAGGCTGGCTTCAGTATATTAGCAAGATCCAAACTACCCTCCGAGCTGCCAGCTCCAACTATAGTATGAATTTCGTCGATAAACAAAATATAGTGATCTTCTTTCGATAAGCAGTCTAGAATCTTTTTTAATTTTTCTTCCATCTGCCCTCTGTAAATAGTTCCAGCTAAAACAGAAGTAAGATCTAAGCATAGAATTTGTTTATGGAGCAAAAGGTCTGGGCATTCTCTTTTTATAATTTTTTCTGCCATACCTTCTACGATAGCGGTTTTTCCTACACCCGCTTCGCCGACCAGAATGACATTGCTTTTGTTTCTGCGGAGCAGTACTTCAAAAATCCTTTCAATCTCTTCATCTCTGCCAAAAATTTCAAATTCATTTTTTTCAGTTATTTTTTTATTCAGATTTTCGCACCACTCATCCATTTCAGATGAAGGAGCTTCTTGTTGTTTCCCATTTGAACCAATAGTCGATGGAACCTTTTCTCTAGGAATACCTTCTTTTATAATTTCTTTTAAATCGTCAACAAGCTTGGATAAGTCTACATCTAAATGAATCAAAAATTCAGCAATTTCTACTCTGGTGCTGAGTATGGAAACCAAGATGTGATCTATACCAATAAACTCGTCTTTGAATCTGGAGGCTAATTTTTGTGAGTTCTCCAAGATTTCATATATCTCTGGAGCAAGTATGGCTTTTTTTCTTTTTGGCTCTTTATATGACGTAATTGCGTGTTCGATGCCCTCAGCAACGCCATCTTTAATTAAGCCATTAGAGGAAAAAGCAAAGTCGATACTGCTGTGTGTTAATCTCAGTATAGACAGAGTTAGATGCAAGTCTATAACCTTCAGGTGGCTAAAGTCTTTGGCAATAGTAGCTGAATCGCTAATTGCTTTTTTTGCAGAAGGAGTTAGGTTAAAGTTAGATAAGTCCATTATTTAATTTCAGATAGTTTTGTGTAGATTTTTTCGTCAAGAATAGAAATTCTCTCTCCGAAAATGACATCGTCGCCTTTGCTTCCATAGATAAAAACAATTTGATCTTCTTTTGGTTTTTTGCCTCCATTATTTAGATAATTATCTAGTGTGGAGGCTCGCCTGTTATTCATAAGCATGAAATTAATTTTACCGAAGTCATCTTGCACTTCTACTCTCATATACTTATTTCCCGCTGCGCTTGTTCTAGAAATACAGTCAGTGACCACGCCGACAAGCTTTACTCTGTCATTATTGTTTATTGATTTTAATTCAAGACTATTGTTTAAGTCCTCAGATTCCTTGAAGACATCTTTGATTTGAGTGGAGTGGCTGTAGCCGAGATACTTGCGTTCAAAAAACCAGTTCGCAAACTTGAGGTGATCTTTGTTTTTGTCGTAAATTTTTCTGTAAGAAGAGTATTTTCTTTTGAATGTTTCAAAACGGGATGGCTTCATTATTGGTTTAGAGTCGTCGGCAACCAAGCTGTCTTTGACAATAGAATGAATAGCTTTCAAGACGTCGTGATCGAACTTTTCGCCAAGCTGTATTATATTGCGCTTCTCTCTTTCAGTTAGGATATTAAAAGATTGAGCTTCCAATACCAAGCGGCAACGGTTTGGTATGGCTTGATTATCATCGCAAAAGGAATCCATCATGCCTCCTTGAATCAATCCAGACAGAACTCCGATATTAACTCCAGCTTGCTTTGCTGTTAGAAAGATGTCGTATTTGTTTTGATTCGTTTCTTGAGCTTTTCTAAACTCAACTAAGCTTTCTAGTGTTTTCTCAGACACCCCCTTGATACTGTTAACGCCGAATCTGATGTTTCGACCTTCTTTCTCAAAATACACATCAGATTTAGATAGGTCGGGCGGTAGCAACTTCATATTAAATAGGCAAAATTCTTGGTTGATTAACGCTATTTCTGCATGAGAGTCTGGCTCATGCTTTGTCATCTTTAATAAACTCAAGAAGAACTCTTGTGGGTATTTGAACTTTAGATAAGTTGTTATTGCAGCTAAGATAGCATAACTAATTGAGTGCGATTTATTAAACGAATAGTTGGCTGAGTCTTCTGCCACTTTCCATAAAACATCTCCAACTTGGCCGTCTAGGCCGTTTTCTTTGATCTTGTCCTCAATTTTAATCTTCCAAGCAGCCATCTGGTCAACTTTCTTCTTACCCACAATACGTCTCAGTTGCTCTGATTCGTCTAAAGTGAAGCCTACCTTAACAGCCATTTTCATCAACTGCTCTTGGTATAGTGGGATGCCACCAGTGTAAGATAGAATGTCGTCAAAATATTCATTAACAGACTGGAACTCGCCAGTGCTGGTATAATCTCCATACACATCAAGATAGTCAAGTGCGCCAGGGCGAGCAATAGCAACAACGGCTGAAAGCTCCTCCAAATTCCTTGGAGATATTTTTTTGCATACCTTAAAATTTGTGTCTGCTTCAATTTGAAACAACCCTTTCGGGGCTTCAATATTTTTAAAGTTTTCATAAATTTCTGGTAGTTCCACGTCTACGTCTTCCATGTTAATACCTAATTGCTTGCAGGTTTCATGCACGACCGAAAGAGTACGTAATCCAAGGATATCGAACTTAACCATCAGAGATGCGACATCGTTCATGTCATAAGCTGATATAAGATCGCCATCACTTGTCCTCTGCATTGGCATAATTTCTTCAATATTATAGAAGCTAATAGCGATGCCTGATGGGTGGACTCCTGTGTTTTTATTTAATCCTTCTAGCTTTTTGGCTATTTTGAATACTTTTGGATTTTTATCTGCAAATTCTTTAAATTTTTCACTCTCTTCGTAAGCCTTATCTAACTTAGCTACCTTGCCGAATTGTTTTGGAATATGAGTTCCAATACTATTTACATCGTCTTCCGACAACTCTCCGACAATTTTACCACACTCTTTTATGCACAGCTTGCTGCTCAAAGTATTCAAGGTGAGAATTTTGCAAGTTCTACCTTCGTGCTTTTTCTCAATATACTTGATGACCTCCTTTCTTCGGTCATAAGAAATATCATTATCGACATCAGCCAGAAGCGATCCGTCGAGATATGTAATACCATCAGATACTATTTGTTTGGCTCGGCTCTTGGATACAAATCGCTCAAAAAACAAATCGTACTTAATTGGATCAACATTTGTAACGCGAAGAAGATACAAGACCAGTGAGCCAGCAGCGGAGCCGCGACCTGGGCCTGTAGGTATGCCATTTTCATGGCAATAATTAAGAACGTCCCAGTTGAGCAGTATATACTCAACAAAACCAAGCTCTTTTAATACAGCAAGCTCCATCTTCACTCTATCGTAATACTTTTGCTTATTATCTAAAGAGCTAATCCCTCTATCTTTCACGCCTTTTAAGCAAAGCTCTCTTAGGAGATCAAAATTAGATGCGCTAGTAGGTATACCTAGTTCTTTGTAGAATTTCTCATCTACTTCGATTTCGGGCAGTCTCACCCCTACTGGCATAGGCTGGTTGTATTGCTTTAATTCTAACATATACCTTTATTATAGGCATACTCTTTAAAATTGCAAGCTAAAAGTACTTATTAAATGGAACAAAGATATTCAAAAGAATTCTAATAATTTTTTTAAATTTTGGATGCTTCGCAATCACTTTAGTACAAAAAGACGTAACTGGGTACGCATAATACTTAATATAACTTATAAAAAAGATACTACACATTAGTTTATCGCGGATTTTTGCGGTTCGATCAAACTTATCTTTTGTGGCTTTGGTTTGTTTTTTTCTTGCCTTATTGTTTATTGACTTTGCAGAGATGCAGCAAACTTTTTGCAAAACACCGTCGAAAAAAAACAATTCAAATACGACACTCCAGTCTTTATCAATAACATCTATGCCTGTGCGTGGGCTAATTGTGATTGACCCTTGGAAATCTTCATCCATCCAATATTCGCCTTTTTTATTGATTGACATTTTTTGAGAAACCTCATCATTTCCCAGATATTCGTACTGTTCAAAATGCTGCGATTTGAGGTTTCCCCCTAGAGAAACTAGGTAATTTGACAATGACCCATCTAAACTATCCGTTTTAAAGGAATTTAGACGCTTGATTATAGAAACGACCTCTTTTGGTAGGTTTATTTTACCCCACTCAACGGTTTGGATGAATTTTTCTATACTCTCAAATGAAACAATATCGGGTCTTCTCATAAGAAGTATTACACCGTTATATATCTAATTCCCAGATCTGTTTTTGAAAAATTTCAAAATTCTTTTCGATATCGTACAAAGCATCGTGCAGTTGGTTTTCATCGAAAGGAATATCGTAATGCTGCAACAAGAACTTCTGATTAGTCTTTAATTTCCTTTCTCTATAATTTAGGTATCTTAGCTGCCAAGTTAGAAACTCGTCCTTGTCGGGCGTCTTATTGCCCTTGGCGATAGCCGTGGCGATAGCCTTCGTATCGAAACACCTACTAGCGAAAGAGTAATCCATTTTTAGATTCAGGTTCCGAGCAATCACGCCCAGCATATACAAATCATATCCCAAAATATTTTGGCCGACGACAATAACGTCATCTTGGTTAATCAACTCAATAAACTCTTTGAATACAGAAGCTGGATCTTCAGCTTTGGACTCGTAGTCTCGTCTGTCGAATCCTGTGATTCTAGCCGCACCTTCTGAAACGTTTAAATCATTCCATTTTAGAAATCTATTGTGTTTCTTTGTTATTTTTTTGCCAGTAGCTTCGACATAAGCTAACTGCCAAGGTTTTGACGACACAAGGTTTAAGCCTTCGGTTTCTGTGTCGAAAATAACATATTTTTGATCGAATTTAAATCTAAGTAATTCTTCCATTATTTGTCCTCCTTCCATGCTTCTACGCAAAAACGATCACTGCCAAAATGGTCAAGTCGTGGGTTAGATAAACTGGCTTGCCTGCCAGGCTGACGATTGCAGATGCATTTATATGTTTGAAATGCATCGATATCTTCTTTGTTTTCATAATAAATAGATTTGGCTTTTATTATTCTCTTTTTGGGGCTGATGTTAGCGTACTCCTTAACTTTTTCTTTGAGTAAAAAGTCAAAGGGGAGATTATTGTCTTCCATAATAAAATCGATCTCGTTTGGCAGGCGCGGCATGCAGTTAGCAAAACTAGTAAGGTTTTTATGCAAGAATGAATCATAAAATGGAATTGCAAACTTTAGATTATCGTAGTCGAACCAAGGCGTTTTCAATTTTTTACTGAAGCTTTCGGTATGTAACTTGTATAGATCCTTACATCCTTTATCTCCATCTGCAAAAGCCAACACCTTACTTTCTGATTCTTCGCTTTCATCATCATTGTATATGGACACACGAAGGCCGAATTTAAGACGACTCCCGAACGATCTAAAAGCTTCTGGAAACCCAGTCATAGAGTCTTCTACTATGAATACGTCTTCAATCTTGTTATCTGTGCAGATGCGATCAATATCATTGACTCGCAAAATACTACGACCAATTGAAAAATGAGTTTTGAATAATGGAATCATTTAGCTACGCTATTCTATTAATATCGCTTTGTCAAGTGTTTTGGGCAGCCTCCATAGTGTTTTACTTCATGACTGCCGCCCTCTGGAACCATCTCCTTGTCAAAATCATCTTGGAAGCATGAAGAAGCAAATTCTCCATCTTTGTTTTTAATTTCAACGTAGAAAAAATCAAACTTATACGGACAATGCCACATCACAGTGCCATCTTTTTTGAGTTGTCCTTTTTCTTTTGCAAAGCCGCATTGAAGTTTGCCGCCGAAGGAGCCGTCGGAAGGGAAGCCTTTATCTAAAGCAAAGTTAGATACCGCATTTTTTTCATCAAAATTTTCCAAATAATCTTGGATTGATGCCAATTGCAATTCAAAACCTTCTAGATCGTCTTCTTCAATAGGGTCCATCTTCATTAGTCCGTTTTTGTTTAAGTCAAACTTTAAAAACAAGAATTCTGAAGTTCTATTCGCGTATTCTGGGAATAGGTGCTTGATGGCCAAGCAATACATATAGTCTTGTAGGTTGTCTTCTTTTTCTTTACCTTCAAACATCTTTTTGCTTGTTTTGTAATCTCGGATAATAGCTATCTTTTTATCCTTATACAGAAAGAGTTGGTCAATAAAGCCTCGGATATGGTATCCGTTTTTCTCGATGTCAAAGCCTAACTCGGAATGAGCTTCGTCTGGCACGCCCAAGTCTTCCCCGTGGAAATTACAACTAAGGCCATTGAGAATCATCTCTTTGATCATAGTCATGTTGTCTTCGTCTGTCACCCCTAGTTCTGTAGCATCTGACATGATCAAATCCTTGACAGCTTTAGCGGCAAAAGGATCTTGAGCTTTTACAACTTTATTAAAGTGAGTCTTCGTCTTTTCCTTTGAAAGAAATTCAAAAACATTGTGACACACAGTGCCTCGTCTAGCTCCATCATTATTAGTGTCTGGTAGTTTTTGCTTGTATTTTGTCCAGTAGATCCAACTACACGATTGCGCCGTCTTAATGCGACTTGCTGATAATTTAACTTCCATTTAAAATTTTGATTAATTTTTTGCAGTGAGTGTTTTTTGATAACGCCTCGTTTGATTTAATTTGCTTCAAGACATACTGTTGAAATTTGTCATCTCCCAGGCTCCATTTGTTGCATCGTCCGTGCCATTCCGTAAAGCCGCTAAGTTTGCCTGTGTCGGATTCTAGCATATCTCCAAAATCATTACATAGAGGCGGGTTTATTTTAATCACCGAAAGATCAAACACAGAAGCCAGCTTTGAAGCTATCTTAATTGACGCCAAGGCCCCAGAGTTTGTTTGCTTGGTGTTATCATTGTTTGTCGCTATAACAATCCTATGAAGATCAAAAGAATTTAAATAAGATATAAGCGCTGGCGAAGCGTCCAGCCCAAAAGTAACCAATACGTTTTTAAAACCAGCTTCATATAGAGCAAGGCAGTCCCCGATACTCTCCACTAAGATAACTTCGTTAAGGTCTTCTATCGGCTTGTGAGAGAGCTGGTGAGGGTAGACCCATCCACTCTTACGTCCCATGTGTTTCCATTTTGGAATATGCTCATCGTTAGTGACTGAGCGGCCAGAAAAGCCATGAATTTGTCCATCTAGGTTATGGATAGGAAAAACTATACGGCGGTACATCTTACCTCCCCCAGCGTAGCCGCATTTAAATTCATCTTGAATAGATGAAGATACCCCCCTTTTCTCGTAGAAGGTTTTCATTGGCAGTAGTTTTTCTAAATGTGATTCTGGGTAAATTTTTTCCATTTCTATAACGTCTTCTTTCTTTGTCTCAAACCCTTTTTGGTCTGGATTATTGACCATATACTCTTTGAGAGCTTTAGGGTCTTCTGTTTTTAAAGTCTCCTTGATTAGAGCGGTAAAAGGTTTTGCTTGGTCATCTCCGCCAAAATCCCTCCATACTCCAGAGTCTTTATATATTATAAGGGAAGTATTTGTTTTTCCATTGCGGAAGGTTGCGCGAGTTCTCCAGTGAGAGCCGCAATCTTGCAAGACATAACCTAACTTCTCTAATGAATGTTTGTACTCACTCATAGATCATCGAAGGATGGAATGTCAGAAGAATCACTTGAGGCTAAATTGCCCCCATGATTTCTGAAACTCATAATGTCTCGCAAGTCTCCACATTCTGTAATGTTGAAATTATGGAACGAAAGGTTCATGAAATTCTTACGAAGGGTGTCGTCTACCTGCACGGGCTCTACTGCCCCAGCAATATCCTTACCTAAGTGTCGGGACTTAACATTGATTAATTTATGAGTTCCAAACTGAGGTCCCTCTTCTGCAATTTCATCGTTTGTTTTTTGACGAAGAATAAACATATGCGAGCAAAATTGAGTGATTCGGTCTGAAAGAGAAACGATAGATTCGTCGTCAACGATATTAGCGCTCTGTCTGTTAGTTGTAATACCGCTTCTGTTGGATTGTACAGAAGTGATCATTGGTATCACTGGATTGCCATCTTCAAGTATTTCTTTTTGGATGCATTTTTTAAATTTGTCTACCATTTCACCGACTGTTTGCCATTCGCTTTTACTCCCGCCCCCGCTATCTGAAGAAGTTTTAATGTAGTCAAAGGAAAAAATCATTTTATTGCCTCGACCAACTTTTGAATAGTAAAACCTTTTAAGACTATTAATCATTGAATCAACATCCATTCCACCAACATTGTAGTAGTAGAATTTTAAATTTTTAACCTTCTTCCACACTGCTCTTACTTTTTGAACAGTTTCCGCTCCAGCCTGTCTCCACTTGCCGCTTTCTAGTAAATAGGATGGCACGCCAGATAGTGCAGCACATTGCCGAATAATCAATTCTTCCTTGCTCATCTCGCCATTATCAAAATGAAGAACTGGGACATCGTATTTTGCTGAAACCTTGGTGGAGTAATCCATGCAGTACTGCGTCTTACCCACACCAGAGCGAGCAACAATAACCGTAATATTTCCTGGACGGAGAAGAGAGCCGTAAATATCATTGATTTTTTCGTGAGGCCCCATCATGCCAAATTCCTCTAGTGGGTTATTGCCGCGCTCTTCAATGAACTCTTCCATTCCTTCGAAAATGTTTTCTGGAACATCAGATCCAATTTCGAACATATTGATGTTCTCGTTATAAATCTGATCAGCAGACTCGATGATCTTTAGGTAAGGCATGTCCGCAGAAAGAGCCTTCATAGAATCAGCTATTTTCTTGGCAGTCTTACTGATTTCTCTGCGAACGCTATACTTCTTCAACTCCTTGATTGACGACTCAATCTTTCCTTCAGAGTGGATCTTGCGCATGGATAACGAGCGAACGTAATCTATCAATGAAATGTTTTCTTCAAACTTAATCCCAAGATCTTGGATTCTTTGGACTAAGACGATATCGTCAATTTGCTCGTCTCGCTCAGAAGCTCTCTTTAGAACGGCGAACAGCGTTCTATGCAAAAGAGAATTGTCATAAAAATCAGACTCTCCAATAAGATGCATGAAATTAAACAGAACCTTTGGTTTTTGAATAAAGGCTGCTAGGACTTGCTTTTCTATTTCGAGACTATATATCATATATAACGCATAATACATGCGCCGTAGACATTGTCAAGGGTTAATCTAGCTCTTCCGCTTCAATTATATTTTGAGAATACTCTTTAGTGTAGTTTTCAATAGATTTTATCAACCCAGACTCTGTTATTTGGGATTCGCAATTTGTATAAATAATTGGGGTTCCATCCTCGTTACAATAAGCCATTATAAAGCCTTTGTAGCACTCCGCAGAACCAGTAAGTTCATATAATTGTCGTAAAATTTTATCTGGAAGCTCGAATTGCTTGAATTTTGGTTTATCCATGTGAATTATTTTACACTACCCCAAAAGTTTTGCGAAAAATTCTTCTGACAATTCATCATCTGGGTATATTTGGAGTAGTTCTATTTTATTTATCTCACAAAAATCCATTTTTTTATCATCTCTACGTATTTGGCTTAAAAAATTAGCTCTAGTTCTATGAAAAAACGCAACAAACTTCAAGTGTTGTGCGCCTTGCACTTCTATAGCTATACCTTTAGTGTGGTTGTAAAAATCTAGAGAGAGTTGAGTGCCAACCACCTTAAATTCTTCGTACACGGCGTCATATTTCCAGTATTGATAAAGATACTTTCTAACTTCGGCCTGAAACTTACTACGGCACTTGCCATTCCACTTTATTTTATACTTATGAGCGTTTCTTAAGTTTTTTTCTTTGCCATGTAGGGTTTTAAATTTCATAAACGAGTAACCCTCCTGGTGCGCATCGTGGAGTGGCGTGGAGGGTGTTGTTAGGGTTATTTACACCAATTCTGTAATATTGGATTTAAAATAATTTATCAAAAACTCAGACAAACTTTTGTTTTCTTCAATAAAATTGAATACATTGGCTTCTCCATGAATTTTTTCTGGAACATCTGGGCAAAAATCTTTAACCATTTCTTTCAACTCTTCGCCAACGGTAATCCATGCTCCTTTTTTACTGATAAACTCCCACATATACAACAAATCTACAAGTTCTTTTTCAACCCAGATTGACGTGCCGTTAGTTCTTCCGTAGCGAATTGGGTAAGGTATTGTGTTGTTTGTCTTTTCGTTAGGGGATTTTTTGATAGAAGCTTTGGCCCAATGCCCAATAATTGGATTAGTTTTAGGGCAGGGTTGCTTTTTAGATGGATCTTGCAAAATCATATCCCCCCTATACCTAGGTTCAAATTCAATAATATAATTAGCGAAGTGAAGTAAGGCGTTGCCTCCAGTTGCGGATGTCTGACGCACAGGAGCCTTTGAGTATGGGTCAATCTTAATGTCTGCCCTCACTTGGCTGATGAAGATGGCCATATGGCCCCTTTTTGTGAGTTTAATAGACATTCTCTTCATAAAGTTGGCTGCGATGACCGCACCGCCAGCAACTTTGTTAGAATCGTAAAACGATTTTTCTATATCCTGCTTAGAAATCAACCCATCCACTGAGTCTAGAATAAAACAATATTTAAATTTATCTTCGTTTTTCTCGACCAAAGTATGTATTGCGTCAACTACAACCTCATAAATATTACTCTCAAAAACAAAACAAGTTCCTTGTACCCAGTCTTTAGCTGAAAAAACAAATCTTACGCCAGATCTTTTCATCATTTCATTCGAAAGCCGACCTTCAGCTTTGATATAAAACCCTTTAGACCCTGGAACGTCATTTAGCATATTTTTCATAACCTCCAATGAGGCCGATGTTTTGCCTCCCTCGTTCATTCCAACGAAACGATGTAGGCCAGGGCCGAATCCCCCATTAAGCATTAAATCAAGTTGCAGGGAGCCGCTCGAAGCTTTATAATCGATAGCATCTTCGAAGTTGTAATGATCTTCCTTTTTGTCTTTAAGAAATTTTTCTAGTAGTTCTGAATCTTTATCGCTCATTTAAATAGTTCTTTTGTGTTCTTTGGTTTATTATCCACTGGAACGTAGTCGTTTCCAGTCTTTTCTCCTAAATCGAACGTACCGTATTTAGATAGATCAGCTTTAAAATTGAAATTTCTCCATTTTCTGTCCATCGGCTTTACTAATGGTTGGGAAACGATGTACGCGAGACTGTCGTACTTCTTGGGGAATGTAGCTACCTCTAAGAACTCCAATGAGTATCTATCTTCAAGGTCCTTCAAAAGCTTCATTTCTCTAGCCCAAAAAAACCTTTTACCGTTTTTTGGTACATCCACCAATCTTTCAATGACGGCCTGTCTTCTTTTATGCGGAGTTAGCTTTTTTGATGTCATTTTCAACCATCCTACGAACTAGTGTAGCAAAGTCAACACTTTTTTCCCAATTTAAATCTTTTTGAGCTTCAGATGGATCTCCCAGTAAAAGTTCAACCTCCGCTGGCCTATAAAAGTCTGGGTTTACCTTAACTAAAGAAATCTCAGATGTAGATTTTCCAAGAAGATTAAATTTTTCATCTACCCCGCTGCCGCTCCAAGAGCCTTTAATGCCAGCGTTTTCGAAAGCTAACTCTACAAACTCACGCACCGTATGGGTTTCCCCAGAAGCCAGAAGATAGTCTTTTGGCTCATCTCCGTTCAGCATTAACCAAACCGCACTCACGAAGTCTTCTGCGTGGCTCCAATCTCTCTTGGCGTCCATATTGCCTAACTCAAGTAAATCAAAGTCGAGATCACCTTCAGATAGACATTTAGAAATTCTAGCCACAGCTTTGGTAATTTTTCTAGTTACAAACTCTTCTCCCCTACGCTCTGAATTGCCAACTTTAATTTTACCCACTCCGCCAGAAAAGTAACCCGTCTCAGTTTCAATATCATATACAAAGCAGTCTTCCACATCTCTAGCTATTGTTTTTTTAATTTCTTTCTTATTTTTTAGTAAATGGACGCCCTTTTTAGAACCACTTAATAAATTGACTTGATAATAAATTTTTTCATTTTGTTCAAAAACATTTATATTAAAATCTTTATTAGTTATTTCTTCAAAAATTAAAATTAACCCATGAGCCAAAATTGGAGAATTAGTCTTAAAGGATGCCCAATTAACGTCCAGAAAATCGGGTTCTCCATTTTTTAAGCCATCACAAGCGTAATACGCCTTAAAGAACTCTTCTTTGCAATGTTTTCCACTGTTTAAAATATTATCTGGAACTTTTTTGTGCTTAGTCTTTTTGTCATATATCTCCTCCCTGTATGTTTTGCAAACTTTTGATATGCCAGATACTGTAACTCTTTTAGAACCTTCTCCACCAAAACCAGATGGAGCATTTTCAATTCTGCATTTTGCATTAGAATGAGTTTGCTCTATACATTCAATAAAATCGTTCAAGATTTCAACGCTTTGATTTACAAACTGTATTTCATATTCGCTTACATAGCCATCGCCAACAAGATACCCTAGTATTTTGCATTGTTGAGGGGTTAAATTTATTTTTGAGAAAAGATTGGGTAATGATAAATGATCAATTTCGTCTTTGATTTTTAGTTTTTTGACTTGAGTTTTTTCTGCATTTAAAAACAAAGAATGATTAGGGGTCGTCTCTACGACTCCGTTTCTAGTGTTTGTTAAGACTAATTTTTGATTAGTTTTTTCTAGCGTATTTATTTTTTTTCTAGAAATAGCTTTGATGTTCACAAAAGATTCTCCATCCCAAATCTTTAAATTATCAAATTCTTTGGTAAGGATAGAATTTTCTTTCGATATATCTGCCCTTTCTGGCATTAAATTTCTAATATAATCTATTCTTATTTTTCCTTCCTTTGAAATCAATACAGGTGTATTTGCTGACAGGCATTCATGATTAAACAAATAACCCTGAACAGCAAAAAGATCATAGGAATCCCGCCAAACTTTGACAATTTGTCTAGCTGCAACTTTTGACGCCCCATAGGGGCTTCTAGGTCTAGACGGGTGATTTAAATCTTGCGGGCTATACGCAACATCGCCAAACTCTTCCGATGAACCAGCATTATAGTATTTACAATCAGGGCAGTACTTACGGATTGCTTCAAGTTGATGAAGGACTCCCATTGTATTGTTTTGAAAATGATTAACTGGCATTCTCCAGCTATTACCAACAAAAGAATTAGCAGCAAAATTAATAAAATAATCTGGCTTAATCTCCTCAACACAGGATCTAATGCTATGCTCATCCCCGAGATCCATTTCGACAAGCTCAAAGTTTGGGTCTTTAATATGCTTAATATTATCGTGATTTGGAACACTTAATCTACGGATAGCTCCATAAACCTTACAGTCAGTGAATTTCAAAAGAAAGTCTGCCATGTATGATCCGACTTGCCCCGTTACGCCTGTTACTATTACTTTTTTCATATTAAATAAATCTATTTTCTATATAGTAATTTGTTGGATGGTATATTTCTAGTTCTTTGTCTAAAAGTATTTTACCCCCATTAGATATGATTTGAGAGCATAGCCCTTTAAAAGCTTCATTATCAAAATTCAAATCTTTAACATCAGAAGCTCTAACCAGGCAGCAAGATCCCACGGAATCCATTTCCATATATCTTTCTTTCGTTAAATAATATTCTATATTATATGGGGGTTGGTTTGTCCAAGTTGATCCATTTTTGTTTTTGTAGGCCCATGTATCATAGAAAACTTTTTCACTATTTAGTAATTTTCCATCTTTGCTTTTGACAAACCCACCTGGTCTCATAACCAATTTGGCAAATATTATTGGGGAAATTGCGGAGATTGTTTTATCTGATTCCATTTTTTCAACCAACTGATTTATGGTATCTTTTTGTGGAAAAATCAAATCCGATTCTGTCCATAAAATATAATCGGGGTTGAAATTTTTAGCAAAGGAAAAAAGCAGATTGGCTAAAAACCCAAGAGCATTAATTCTTTTAGCGGACGAAACAGACCTTACTGGACCAAAATCTAAATCGTCACTTAATTTCAAGAAATTGACATTCTTGTTCTTTTTTTGGTTAATTCTGATATGCCTCTCTGTCTCATCTTGAGAGTCGTTTTCTAGGACATTTATAGATAGATTAAAATTTTTATTTAAATTTTGTTTTTGCTCCTCAATCGTATTAAAAAAACGATTAACTTGATCCGTTTCTATGCTGTGCCAACGAACAGAGTCTTTAAAGAGGGAGCATATGGCTATATTTTTCATATCAACGTATACTAATTGCTGCCAATGAAAAGTCTAGAAAAATAATAACTCTTATCGCATTCTGATGTTTTTGTGAATCTAAATTTTTTATACAAACCAACTGCTTCTGGGTTAAGCTTATGTACTGATAATTTTAAATTTATTTTACACTGGTCGGCGTAATTGGTTAAATAGCTCATTAGTTTTGTCCCATAACCTAATTTAACTTTAGATTCAACAATACATATTCCAAGCCAAACCGTTTCTCCATCTTTATCTAGGTGGCCATAGCCAACTGGATTGTCGTCTTCATATAAAAGAATTGTAATTATATGGTTATTTAAAGAACCCAAATCTCTTGTATTGAAATATGTAAATGTATCAGATGAGCTACCCATCTGTTCTATAAAAAGTTTTATGTCTTTATTGTTTTTGCCTACCTCTTTAAGCATCATAGTACTTTTTTAACAACGTCGCAAATTTGTTTAATTTCGGCATCTTTTAATTCTGGAAAAGACGGAAGCATAATAACTTTTTTATTAACATCTGCGGCATTTTCGTACACCTCGTTTGAAGCGTAAGGTTTCATAGAGTTGACTGGATAAAACATCGGCCTTGTGTCTATGCCTTTTTTATTTAAATTTTCTTTTATTTCCTTAATTTTTGAGGAGTATATGGCAAACATCCAATTGGAGTGTTTTGCACCAACTGTCGTTTCTTGTAATTTTAAATTTTCTCCAATAGAGGAATTAAGGTTTTCTCTGTATGTATTGAATACTCTATCTTTTTCTGATAAAATTTCTTTGATTCTAAGCATTTGAGCATAGCCTAGAGCAGCTTGTATATTAGTCATTCTATAGTTATATCCAATATCACCGTGAATGTAAGTCTCATCTTGAGCTTGCCCTTTTAGGTATTTAACTTTTTCAAAAATACTAGCGTCATTTGTGGTGATCATGCCGCCTTCGCCAGTAGTCAGATTTTTATTGCCAAAAAAACTAAACGCCGCACACTTGCCAAGTATGCCTGTTTTTTCACCATTTAAAGATGCCCCAATAGATTCGCATGCATCTTCTATGCATAATATGTTATTTTCTTTGCACCACTCATATATTTCTTTGCCACATGGGTTACCTAACATATGAACCAAGAAAACAGCTTTTGTTTTTTTTGTTACCTTCTTTTTGATTTCGTTAAGAGATATGTTCCATGTATTTTTGTCTATGTCGGCTAGAATTGGCGTAGCGTTACAGTACTTAACTGCATTTGCGCATGCAATAAAAGTTGAAGCTGGGATTATAACTTCGTCCCCCCTCTTAATTCCATTGCTGAGTAGGGATAAATGACAAGCCGATGTTCCGCTATTCAAGGATACAGAGTATTTAGATCCAATAAATTTACTAAATTCATTTTCAAATAAATTTACATACTCTCCTATGGAAGAAAACCAACCTGAGTCAACGGCATCTTGGAGAACGTCTCTTTCTACTTTTGTTATCCAGGGTTTGTAAATTGGTATTCTCATTTTTTATATTTAAACCATACAGCAAGCATTACTATAGCTGATAGTAAACTAAGTCCGTAATTAATCAACCACCAAAAATCAAACCCAATTCTTAGGATAGTATAATATATGGCAGAAATATAACCCACAATAGAAAGTATAAAAAGAGAAAGGCTTACATCTTCTACTTTTTTTGTTTTGATACTTTTTATTATTTGAGGCCAAATGCAAGTGCTAAAACAAACAGTATAAACTAACCCTAAGAATTGTTCCATTCAAGCGCCTCCGATAACGTGGGAAATTTATCCAAGAAAATACGCTTGCAGCCTTCGGCTATTTGACGGTGTTCTTTTTGTGTTTCTTCTTGAGCGCGGAGATCAATGTAATGAATCCAGCTGCGCAGAGAACCAGACATATACATTGTTGTCTCTGTAGATAGCGGCAAAAGCATTCTAGCGCTTTCTCTAGCGACTCCAGCGTTTATTAGCCTTTCGTAGGTTTTAAAAGCAAAATCAGTAAAGTCTTCAATGATGTAAGAAGCTGGCCGACTCATTTCGGCGAAGCATTCATCCATGATAACTGGGTCAACTGTCTCGTTACCAACCTGTCTATTCGTTTCTCCTTGTTTTCTAAGCTCAATAGGACAGAAATTTAAGGCTTCGGAATATCTTTGACTAAACTCTTGGAAGGAAAAAGATCGGTGTCTAAGAATTTGAGCAGCGATAGCTCGACTCGTTTTGATTTCCAATGTCATTGATGCCATTTCAAATGGCGACCAATGCTTATGCTTGATTAAGTATTTTAAAAGCTTCGGTGCTGTTTCTGTGTTTAGCTGATTGCTTGGGTTGCTGACGCGAGCGCAATAAGCGACAAGGTCTTCTGCGTTTTTTACCCCTTTAATTTCAGGCTTAGAAATGGATATTAATTTTACTGACATCCATATATGCTATCTTAAGTATGGTTTTTGTCAATAGATATATACGCATCTCTAGATTTTTTCCACTCAGATCTATGCTTTTTTATCCAAGTTAGCAGTGCTACTTCAAACCCTATATCTTTTCCTTTTTTTTTAGACTCTATCCATTTAAGTTCTAAAATTTCATCTCTTTCTGCTAGAAACTCCTTATATAGACTAGACCCTGTTGGAAAATTATAATTCATTAATCTTCATCCTGAATTTCTTTGACTTCAGCGAGGGAAGGGTTGATTTCAAGTAGGAAGGCATCGGATTCTAATTCTGCTTGTACTTTCTTGCCCGCTCTCCACTGCCTACAGGACCAATATCTCGCTTTATATTTAGGCCCAGGATTTGTATCGCATTGATGTCTAGCTCTAAATGATTTACGTCTCGCTGGGTCGTCTCTTTTGATTTCCATATTTGGATCTCCAAAGGTGACTTTTACAACATTGCCTTTGTCATTTTTTACATATACGCCAAATTTCTTTTTAGAACCTTTTGGAAGTCTGAATGGTTTATTTAAAGTTTTATTTTCCGCTTCTGTTTCGCACTCCCAATCTTCAGATTCTGAGTATTCTAATATTTCTGTGTCTGATATTTTCGAAGCTAAAAGGTCTATCTTGGCTAAGGCTAATTCTACTTTTGAATAATCGTCAAACATCGACTCGATTGTCAGGTCTAAAATTTCTTCTTCTGATGCTTTAGCTACGTCTTGGTCTGCCTTACGATAAGAGTCTTTTACCTTTCCGCCTTTTACCATTTTTAAGAACATATTAACACGAGCCATCGCCCAGCTACCTCTTGTTTGTCCTGGTCTGTGTGAAGTGGAAAAAGCCCCTGCGCCCCTGCGATAAATCTTTTTAAGCATACCTAGGGTGACTTTTTTGCTAGATTTTTCGTTATGCTCTTTTACTTTGTTTTTGAGTGAAACTGTAACTTTCTCGCTAAAGGTGATTGCGCCAGCCGCAGAACCTGGCTCGTTTACGGAGGAGCCTCTTTTTTTTTCTTCTTTTTCCGCTGGTGTTTGTGCGGCGCTTTTGGGGCCTGAGCGATCAGCTTGAAGTTGTTTTGAGAAATCTAGTTCCATACCTATATATTACACTTTTTTTAAAAAATCTAACCCCATATTTTGTAAGCTATAATTGCGGCAACAGATGTCAGCAGTCCGCTCATAAAGACCCAAGTTATTTTACTGAACCCATTCATAAATGCCCTAGTCTCAGCGGTTGATTTTTCCATTTCCATTATCCTTGAGTTCATATCTTCGATTTTTTTAAAAAGAACATCGGTTAAAGTCCCTAGTTGAATTAGCTTCTCTTCGGCTCTAGCTATAGAGATGATGGCGTCTGATAATTTATCAACCTTTTCCTCTATTCGGGTTAGTCTATCTGATTTTTCTGTCATTAATATTAATTACACTAAATTATTGAAAATCTTTTAGAAAAGAAGTATTATAAGTGCCTGCTGCCGCACAAGTGTTTACACTTTTTAATCGATTGGCATTAAAATAAAAAATTTATGATTTTGACGTTTTATAAGCAGTTAGAAACACAAAAAAACGATTGAGCATATAGCAGCAATCGTTTTGTGTTATTTTATGTTAAAGGGCTGTATTAGCCAGAGCAAGATTCACATTCGAGTAGATTTCTACTCAACTCTTGTGACGGATTTGTGCCTCTCTGGTAATAAAGGCTTTTGATACCTTGTTCCCAAGCAAAAATCATCAGTTGGCTTACATCCTTTGGTGATGATTTGGGATGAATCATAATATTTAAGCTTTGAGCTTGGTCAATGAACTTTTGGCGTTGAGCAGCTTGGATTAAAACTTCTTTTTGGCTGATTTCTCCAAATGTTTTGAATACGTCTTTTTCCTCTTCGTTTAGGAAGTCCAAGTGTTGGACTGAGCCTCCGCTCACCAATACTGATTTCCATATTTCTGGGGTATTTTTTTCGTATTTTTCTAGCAAATTTTCTAGGTGTGGGTTTTTATAAGTGAACTTTCCCTTAGCCAAATCCTTTACAAAATAATTACTGTTCAGGGGTTCGATGCTAGGCGAAACTTGACCAAGAATAAAAGAACTGGATGTAGTTGGGGCAATAGCCATTGTAGTTACATTCCTCATTCCATACCCCTTTAGTAGTTCTGGTTCGCCATAAACTAAAGCCAATTGTTTGGATGCTTCTTGGGTTTTTTCAAAAATTAATTTATGAATTTCTGAGTTTAATAGTTTTGCGTCGAAAGACTCAAACGGGATCATCTTAGATTGTAGGAACGAATGCCAGCCAAGCACACCAATACCAAGCGCTCTTTGGCGTTCTCCAAATTTAGCTGGAGCCTCCATGAATGGTAGTTTCTCACATTTTTCAATAAACTCAGTCATAACCGAATCAAGGAAATATGTTAAAATTTCTGGAGCATCAGTATCTTTCCATTCGTCGTAGTGAAGCAAATTCATCGAGGAAAGGTTACAAACAAAAGACTCGTCTTCGTTTGAATGCAGTGCTATCTCCGAACAAAGATTACTGGCATGAATTTTCAATCCTTTGTCTTGATAGACTTGTGGGGAGTTGTTATTCATGTTATCTGAAAAGAAAATATAAGGATACCCGCTCTCGAAACGCTTCTTAATGATTGCGCCCCAAATTTTTCTCTTGTCTTTGTCTCCAGCCAGCATTTCCTTCATCCATTCGTCGGTAATAGTTACCCCAATAGAGAGATTTTGAATAGTGTTGCCGTCACCCCTGATCTTCAAAAATTCCAAAACATCTGGGTGCTCAACGGGAAGGTACGCAGCAAAACTACCCCTACGAACGTTTGACTGGGAAACAACATTTGAGATTGTTTCAAAGATCTCCATGAAGTGTACGGGGCCGTTAGACTTACCGCCGCTATTGATATCTGCGCCCCTTTCTCTTAGATCGCCAAAGTAGCCAGACGTTCCTCCTCCAGCTTTTGTCATCATTCCAACTTCAGCGGCTTTGTCCAAAATTCCATCCATCTTATCTGAGATGTATGAGCCAAAACAAGAGATAGGAAGCCCACGCTCTAGTCCGAAGTTTGCCCAGATTGGGCTAGATAAACTAAACCAACCTCTTGACATATAATCTTCAAACTTATCAGCAAAGCCTGGGATGCCTAGCGTTTTTTGGGCAGCCCCCGCTATCTCTTTAATTCTCCCCTCTGGCGTTTGGTCGCCTTGAAGGTAACCGCGCTTGAGAAAAGTTTTTGAATCTTTGTTTAACCAGTAATATTTTTGCATTAGATTTTTTTCTTTTTGTAAATTAGCTTTTGCCCAAAGAGGCTGTAAGTTTGTATAGTTAAAGCATAATAACTGATCTTGTTCTTTTGTCAAGATAAAGAATGCGCAGGGTTTTTCTTTTTTTGCATTTATTGCGCCGCTTCTTAAAACAGGTCATCTTCGTTGAAACTTCTATCCTTTTTTGAGTATTCTACTGGGCGTTTAAAAAAGAAGTCTGTCGCGCTGTTTCCCAAAACATCTTCCGAAAACCAAATTGTTTTATCTACGACTTCCTTATCAACGTCAAAAACCTCATCCACGCCAATTTGTTTTAATGATTCGTTGAGTCTGTTTTTAATAAATTCTTTCAAGATGTCGGCGCTGATATTTTCTTTTGAGTAATCGCCCACAATCCAGTCAATAATTTTTGACTCAGCCTCAAAAGCGCAAACGGCTTCTTCTTTTAATCGAGAAATAAGATCGTCATCAAAAATCTCTGGATATTCTTCCCTTAAAACATTAACTATTTTTGTGCCTACCTTTGCGTGGATATCTTCTTCTTTGCTTGTGTACGCAACTTGCTGAGCTGTGTCTTTTAGTAGGTTTTCGTATCGATTAAACCAGTTGATGACATAAAATTGACTAAACAATGATACGTTTTCCACGAACAAAGTAAATAAAATCAAAGAATATACATACTGTTTCTTTTCGTCTTTGTAACATTTATCGAGATACTTTCTCAAGTAATCAACTCTTCCTTTGATGATGTCGAGTTTAAGGTTTTCTTCAAAGGAGTCTTCTAACCCAAGAACGCTTAAAAGTCTTTCGTAAGCATTATTATGAATAACCTCAATGTTAGCCATAACGTAACCAAGATCAGTAATTCCTGGGTGTGGGAGATGTTCTCCAAGGTTTGCCCAAAACTTTTTAACAGAGACCTCGACCTGGCCAATAGCGGAAAGAGTTCTTTTCACCATCTCTCTTTCTTGGTCATTCATGGTTACCTTAAAATCTTGAACATCTGATTGGAAATTAAATTCCTTGTCTGTCCAAAATCCATTATGCATGGCGTTTACAAAGTCCTCTGTCCAGGGATAGAGGTTCGGTTTTCTAGAGATTTGTTCTTCGAATAACATATGAATCAATTTACACGATTGGGGCGGCATGTCAATTATTTTTAACAAATTTGCAAAAATATTTTTTTGTACTTGACTTTCCGTGTACTCGATGTAAAATAGAGTATGATTACGAATGAGCGGACGAAGGACGCGAATGAGTAATTATATAAGTATATATTAAATATTTAAAATATTTATAAGATATTTAATAAATATATACAAGAACAAGCCAAAAGATTTGTCTTGACTTTTTTTTATTTTTAGGTATTCTCGTTAGAAATGATTAAATTGGATAGTTCTAAAGAGAGTTTTTATTTCTGCACTACGGCTGGCTGGTCTACCGTAGTTCAAGCTAGCGATGAAAACAAAGCCGCAAGCGAGGCTATTACTAAGGGGATCGACGTGCTAGAGGATCTAGCAGAAGTTTCTCCGTGCATAAGAGTAAAGAAAATTGAAGAAAGTTTTGAAGATAAAGACTTTCTGATTAGAATAGATAAAGTATTCGCGGACATTGGGATGCATAAAGAATCTCGGTCGATTATAGAAATAATCAAAAACTTAAAAGGATGATTGGAATAGGCGGACTAGCTCGATCTGGCAAGGATACCCTTGCTAGTAATTTAAAGGAAATAATTAAAGAAGATTGGGAAATTGATGTAAAAATATTTTCTTTTGCTTTGCCTATGAAGTGCCAGTTGAATGATTTGCTTAAAAGTCATTATCACCTTTCACCATTCACGGAAGACTCGGAAGAAAAAAAGATCATCAGACCAATTTTGGTTGCTCACGCAGAGCAAATGAAGCAAAGATTTGGAAAAGATATTTGGCTTAAAGAATTGTTAGGTACGATTCATAAAGATCTAAGATATAAGAATTTTTTCCCCATCATTTCTGATATAAGATTTGATTTTGAGGTAGAGGCTATAAAAAACGAAAATGGTCAAGTTATTCACATAGCAAAAGAAGGCAGTGAGCCGCCAAATGAAATTGAAGCACTGAACAGCCCTCTAGTAGCCAAAGAGGCCGATTTAAACCATACTTGGCCAGCCTATGATTTAGATCAAGTAGATAAATGTATGGATCACGCGCATATTTTGTGGCAGATGTTAAAACAAACCCACGAAGAAAAATGGAAGAAGATCTATACTTAATAAATAAAGTAAAAGACGATAACGATACAGATTCAATTAACGAATTGATTGAAAGACATTCTGGGATTTACATCGACATGGTAAACAAATACATCCCAGACGCTATGGAGGGGCTTCATAAGGAAGATATTATGCAAGACAGGTCGTTTTGCATTTATGATGCCGCCCTTAATTTTGATCAAAAAAAGAACACTAAATTCAGCACTTACATTGGTAATTTAGCTAGATGGAAATGCTTGAATATTTACAATAAAAACATCAAGTTTCCGCAGTCTTGTATTTCTGATGTTTTTGATGAACGAATTTCTTGCAGCTCTGAAATAAATAATATAGAAAAAAGAGAAAATATCGAAAACATCTTTAAAGCGCTAAATAAAATACCAGACAAAAGAGCTAGAAAAATTTTCAAAATGAGATACAAGGATAGTGAAAAACTAACACCTTGGAGAAAAATTGCGAAAAAACTTGACTTATCAATTCAAGGGTGTATAAACATACACAATAAAAATTTAACAGAAATAAAAAAATATGTATAGCAAAACAGTACTAGTAGGAAACCTCGCAAGAGATCCAGAATCACGCCAAGCAGGGGAAACGACTGTTACCCGTCTTGTTGTAGCAATTAACGACGCCTATTCTAAGGACAAGGTATCTTATGTGGACGTAGAAGCCTGGGGCAAACTTGGTGAGATTTGCCAAAAGTATCTAACTAAGGGGCGACAAGCTCTGGTAGATGGTCGGCTAGTCCAAGATGTATGGGTGAAGGATGGTCAAAAGCAGTCAAAGCTTTATGTAAAGGCTGACAATGTCCAATTTCTCGGAGGAAAGGGGGATAATCAAAAGGATGCGCCCCAAAGCTCAGCGCCATCAACTCCATCAACTCCATCAGCCCCAGCCTCACAATCAGGCTCGGACGAAGATATCCCATTCTAATGGATCTGATTGTAGAATCGCCGATTAATTCTCTATCTTTCGGTAACGTGTCATACAACATCCTCCGCCAACTCTGGCGGAAGGGTGTTAACGTTATGTGGTTCCCGTTGGGCGGGAATTCCGACTTTGGAGCTTTCGATAAAATTGATCCTGAATTTGGAAAATGGCTCCAATATTCAGCGAATAAAGCTAGTTCAAAAATTGACCCAGAAATGCCGTCTCTTAAACTTTGGCATTTGAACGGGTCTCAAAGTAGAATTGGCTCAAAACAAGCTTTGTATACTTTCTACGAACTTGATCAACCTACTGAAGCAGAGATCAACTTAGCAAAATTCCAAGACTTAGTTTATTTTTCTAGCAATTATTCAGCTAATAAATTCAAAGAATTTGGCGTTAACGCTAAAGTTCTTCCAGTCGGGTTTGACGAGGATCTGCATAAAACAGGCAAACGATATCTAGACGCAAGCGTGACCCATTTCGGTTTAATGGGTAAGTTTGAAAAGAGGAAACATACAGAAAAAATCATTAAACTTTGGATCTCTAAGTTTGGAAACAATAATGCTTACCAGCTAAGCGTTTGCGTTACCAATCCTTTCTTTAAACAAGAAGAGATGAATAACATGCTCTCTAACTGCTTAGGCGGCAAAAGATGTACTAATGTTAATTTTCTTCCTTACTTGAAAACAAATTCAGAGGTAAATGATTTTCTCAATGCAATTGATATTGATTTAACTGGTTTGAGTGGCGCGGAGGGTTGGAATCTTCCAGCATTTAATGCCACCTGTTTAGGAAAGTGGTCTATTGTATTAAATGCAACAGCCCACAAAGACTGGGCTAATAATTCTAACTCAATTATTGTTGACTCAAATGGAATTGAGCCATGCTATGACGGAAAGTTTTTTCAAGAAGGCTCTGCCTTTAATCAAGGAAATATCTACACCTGGGATAGCGACGTTGTGGCACAAGCTATGGATGATGCTGTCTCAAAAAAGGGACAAAATAACACTAATGGAGAGCTTTTAAAAGAAGAGTTTTCGTACAGTCGCTCTGTAGACCGCTTGCTTAAAGGGGTTGAGGGTATTGCGTAATATTGGCACGCGCTTTGCAAATAGAAAAGCCTATGAACACAGAATTAATAAATCAAATTGAAAAAGCATTCTACGAAGGTTTTAGCGATAGCTCTTTCCGTAAGCACGGAAAGGGTTATGTTGGGCCATTGGAAATAGTAGAGAATGAAAACCATTACATTGTAACAAAAGTTATAGTTGGATTCGAGTCGGCTGAAATAACAGCTAACGTTCGAAAAAGCATTTTAAAAGTTTTTGTAAACGATGAAAAAGAAAAACCCGCCAATGTGGTCAGCATAAAACTAGACGCCGACTATATTAACGCTTTTAAAATCTCCTCTAAATTAAAAAATGGGATTCTGAAAATTAAACTTCCAAAATCCGAAAATTCCAAAACAGTTAAAATTTCTGTAGAATAAATTCAAGCCCTCGATTGAAAAGATCGGGGGCTTTTTTATTATTTATTATGCCATTATATTTATACGAAAACAAAGAAACCAAAGAAGTTGTAGAGGTCTTTCAAGGCATGAACGATACTCATGAGTATGACGGCGAGGATGGTAGCGAGAAAAGCCTCTGGAGACGTGTTTATGTCAATCCTGGGTTATCATTTGACACTAAGATGGATGCGTTTGACTCTAAATCTTTTGTAGCTTCAACTATCAACAAAAATGATACGTTTGGAGATTTGCAAAATAGAGCAGCAGAAGCGTCAGAAATTCGAGCGCAAAAAAACGGAGGCAAGGACCCAGTCAAAGAAAAGTATTACAATGATTATAAGAAAAAAACAAACGGAAAGCTGCACCCCAACGAACAAAAAGAAAAGTTTAAATCAGCTATAAAAAAAGCAGAAAAAAAAGGTCTTAACGTAGAGCTTTAACTTTATTCTAATGCTGTAAAATCTCCATTAGACAACAACAAGCGTCTTGAGTTTTCTAACAACAACAGCCCATCAATTTCAGGAAATTGCACTTCGCAGTTATTAATATCAAAATCAAAAGATAGCTCTGAGTTTAATTCTTGGCCAATTGATGAAGAATTGTTTTGTGATTTAAACTTAGCTTCGTTTATTTGTATATTGAATGCTTCATTGCTATAGTTTTGCCCACTTATATTTAAAGTGTAAGACTCCTCTGAATTTAAAAAATCTTTTAAGTTCGCTCGAACACCACTAACCTCAAATGTCGAAACTTTATTAGAAAAATTAAAGCTTCCCTTGTTGGGGTATGTAGCTTTTCTTATTATTGGGTATCTCTTGCCTATTCCGTAAATAGTTTTTCTATTAATCGGCAGGTCTAGACTAAAATCTTGAATACAGTCGGATTCAATTAAAAAATTTCCAACAGAGCTGTTGCCGCTAATCAAAACATTGGTTGAATAATATGGTATAATATTATCGATTTCACTCAAATAGTAGTCGCCCATTTCGGAAAACTGAACAGTCCCACTTTGCAATTGATTTCCTGTTAGGTTTATTGCTGGAGAATGCCCGCTGAAAATATTATTATCCTGCACCAACTCCTGGGCCTGAACATTACTTCCAACAAAAGAATATGCTGAATTTATTATTCCATTAACAGATTGAGACATGGAGATGTTATCTAAAAAACAATTTCCAAAACCGATAACAGTCTTTCCAGATAAGTTTGCATAAGAAGCGTCAACTCCTCTCTGATCACCAATCACTGCATAAAAATTTCTGTCTAAATCAAGATTGTTTTTTACTCCACTTGAAGAAAACACAGAAGAGAACAAATCTCCAAAATTTTCTATAGCATTGACTGTAAGATTTACGTCTGGAGCATTTTTGATAGATTGGTTTACGAAACCCTTTGTCCCTAGCGCGGCTACGTCTGTCCTTTGAATATCAAAAGAAAAATCCACGCCCTGCACTAAAGGCAAAAATGAAATATTGCTACCACTATTTGATTCAGCTCCGCAAGCGGGCGTACTGCTCTGCAAAAGGGCAATATTTTCATAAGTTATTATCGGTCTATTTATATTTATAGGCATAATTGTATTTACGCAGGGCCTCCATCAAAAATGGTCCATAAATCGCCTGTATTGAGATTTGTTCTGGCCGCCTCTGCGGCTCCACCAGCCGTGTATAAGCTACCTCCAAAACTAACGTTACTCATTGAGCTCCTTACGCTCTGAGCGTCCCACGCTATCAGCAAAGAATCATAGCGGGATGTAGGTAGAGTCACGCCTCTGCAAAAATATCCCAGTCCATATATTGAGTCAAGAGCCTCTATATTGAATTGATCTACACCAATTATATCGCTTAAGCTACTGCAACCATCAAACATTCCATACATATCGGTAGCAGACGATGTGTCAAAACTCGACACATCTAAACCTGTTAAACTATTACAATCCTCAAACATTCGATTCATATCAGTAGCAGACGATGTGTTAAAATTAGATACATCTAAACTTGTTAAGTCGTAGCACCTGTTAAACATTGAGCCTAGATCAACAACGGAAGAAGTGTCAAAATTAGACGAATCTAAACCTGTTAAGCTGCGGCAATCATCAAACATTCGACCCATTCTAGTGACCGAGGAAGTGTCAAAACTAGACAAATCCAAACTTGTTAAGTCAGTACAATTTCTAAACATGCTGGTTGTTTCTGTAAGCAAAGGGGTGTTGAAGTTGGATAGATCTACACTAGTTAAGTCGTAACATCGATAAAACATCAAAGATGTGTCAAGAACAGAAGACCCATCAAAATTAGACAAATCTAAACCCGTTAAATCAGAACAATTCTGAAATACTCCATACATATTGATTACCAAGGAAGTGTTAAAATTAGATACATCTAGACTTGTTAAGCTGTGGCAATTTTCAAACATTTGATACATGATGGTGACCGAGGAAGTGTCAAAACTCGACAAATCTAAACTTGTTAATTCGCGGCAATCTCTAAACATTTGTTGCATATCGGTAGCAGACGATGTGTCAAAACTCGACACATCTAAACCTGTTAAACTATTACAATCTTCAAACATTCGATTCATATCAGTAGCAGACGATGTGTTAAAATTAGATACATCTAAACTTGTTAAGTCAAAGCACCTGTTAAACATTGCGCTTAGATTAATAACAGAAGAAGCGTCAAAATTAGACAAATCCAAACCTGTTAATTTATAGCAGTTTCTAAACATTTCATACATGCTAGTGACCGAGGAAGTGTCAAAACTAGACAAATCCAAACTTGTTAAATCATAGCAATATCCAAACATTCCGCCTAGATCAACAACGGAAGAAGTGTCAAAACTAGACAAATCTAAACCCGTTAAATCATAGCAACTGTTAAACATTCCACCTAGATCAACAACGGAAGAAGTGTCCAAATTAGACAAATCCAAACCTGTTAAGTTAGAGCAGCTTCTAAACATTTCATACATGTCAGTGACCGAGGAAGTGTCAAAACTAGACAAATCCAAACTTGTTAAGTCGCGGCAATTTTCAAACATTTGTTGCGTACCAGTAGCAGACGATGTGTCAAAATTAGACAAATCTAAACCTGTTAAGCTATAGCAACTGTTAAACATTCCTCCTAGATCAACAACAGAAGAAGTGTCCAAATTAGATACATCTAGACCTGCTAAGCTAGAGCAGTTTCTAAACATTTCATACATGCTAGTGACCGAGGAAGTGTCAAAACTAGACAAATCTAAACCCGTTAAATCATAGCAATATCCAAACATTCCGCCTAGATCAACAACGGAAGAAGTGTCCAAATTAGATACATCTAGACCTGCTAAGCTAGAGCAGCTTCTAAACATTTCATACATGCTGGTAACCGAGGAAGTGTCAAAATTAGACAAATCCAAACCTGTTAAGTCGGAGCAACTGTTAAACATTCCGCCTAGATCAACAACGGAAGAAGTGTCCAAATTAGATACATCTAGACCTGTTAAGTTGCGGCAATCTTCAAACATTCGATTCATATCAGTAGCAGACGATGTGTTGAAATTAGATACATCTAAACTTGTTAAGTCGTAGCACCTGTTAAACATTGCGCCTAGATTAATAACAGAAGAAGTGTCAAAATTAGACAAATCCAAACCTGTTAAGTTAGAGCAGTTGCTAAACATTTCATACATGCCAGTGACCGAGGAAGTGTTAAAATTAGATAAATCTAAACTTGTTAAGCTGGAGCAATTGCTAAACATTTGTTGCATATCCATAACCGAAGATACATCAAAATTAGAAACATTTAACCCTGTTGACGCAGAAGAGCAAGAATCAAACATAGAACGCATACCAGTTACAGAAGATGTATCAAAACTAGACAAATCCAGATCAACTACACTATAGCAGCCGCTAAACATACAATTCATGTCAACAGAAGAAGAAGTGTTTAATTTAGAAAAATCTGTGTTTTGGCTATCTAATGACTGACAGTTCCTAAACATATTCTGCATACCAGTAACGCCAGAAGAAGTTAATCCAGCCATGTCTAGCCCCGTTAAATTGACACAATCCCGAAACATTCCATCCATGTTGGTTACCAAGGAAGTATTTGTGTTTCCCGCCCTGAAACTAACCATATTGGTCCATCCATAAAAAGCCTCGCTCAGATCACCCCAACCTACATCACCAAGCTGATTGACTGACGTAACCTTTTCCTTATGACCTAAAATAGGTAGGCTAATATTTGGTATGTAGCCGCCTACCGTTATGTTGTAATTTCCAGTGGTTGCGTATACATGTCTCATCTCAGGGTCGTTATACCCAGTAATAATGCTTGTCTGTCCATCTCCCCACCCAATCCTTACATTATTTCCACTTTCATTTTCCCCAGAAATTTGTATTAGCTGATTGTTAACCGTAGTCAATACATTCATAGAGAATCTATTTTTTTCGAGATTTGCTCTATAATTATCAAAAAGATCAGGTTTTTTAAATAAAAATATTTCATCAAGAGTCAACTCTAAGTCATTGCAATCCTTATATACAAATTTATGATCCAAAGATTTTATTACAAAAAATTTCTTCTTATTATACAACTGGGGTAGGGTTAACTCAAAAGGTCTGTAATCTTCATGTTTTTCCATAAAGTGTATAATTGACCTAACCTCTTTGTTCGATCTATTCTTCAAAGATAAAGACAAATCCTTTATCAATCCGCCGTTTTGATCCTGCTTAATAAAAGAAGAAAAAGAGTCCTTTATCTCAAAAATATTAATTGACCTATCTGACCCTATAGATATATCATCATCTATTTCATAAAAAAAAGATCTCGACCATGCTGAGCCTGACCCAGTAGGGCTGTTTTCTGATTCGGATGCATGACCAGAGTTGCAGTAGTAAAAGTTTTCTCTTCTGTCTGCTATTTTATAATAACTTCCAGTTTCAAAATAATCAGAATTTTGTTCGACATATCCTGAGTAGTAAATTACATCGAATTCCTTGTAATCAATCCCAGTTTCCCATTCCGAATAAAAATTTGCAGTATTTAAATAAGAAGATCCTCTCCAATTAAATAATGATGAGTATCCATTTTTTAATAAATTTAAATCTATATCAAAAAGGCCGTTATGAAATTTAAAGTCATAATCTTGTATTAATAACTCGTCTATGTTTTTGTATATAGACCCAGTTGGGAAAGCTATCTCTACTCCACTAGAACCTGTTGTATTAAAATTAAAATCGCCATCACTAGAAGCTAGAGTTTCTTCTATAAAATGCAAAAACGACCTAGCCTCATCCTCTGTTTTGTTGGAGAACTTTAAATTAAATTTTAAATTAGTTCCGTTTACGCCTTTTGAGAATTTTTTGTAATAATTATCCGCTGTGTTAAAATGAACGTTTTTATTTTCGAAAGATACTTTTGATCCATATTCTGGTACAAAAGTAAATGGCAAAACAGGACCGTCTATATTGTGGTCTCTATCGTATCTGTTTGTAGATTGACTCATTTATTTTTTATATAAGTAGTTTAATGTCCCGCCAGTTCTGGATTCCTCTTGAACAACCGTGGTAACCGCTGCCTTGACTTTCTGCGCAAAATCGCGCTGTTGGTCGTCATCGCCTTTTTCGCCCGCTTGCTCTGCCTTGCCACCTTGAATATTAAAAGTAAAGTCAGAAGTGTTTGTGACCTGAGATGCAGAATTGGACGCAGTCCCAGCCTCGACAGAAACAGGGCTAACAACGCCACCGTTCTGAAATCCTCGCATTGGCATAACGCCCTCATTTATGCTTGATAAAAAACCAGATCCATATTTCTCGACCGCAGATTTTTTCATAACAAATTCCCCAGGAGTTAACATAGCTGGTATGGTATCGGTTGGGCCAACTGATCCGCCATTAGCAAATCCCACTGGACCTCCATTTGCAAAACCAAAACCAAAAGCACTTAATGCCATCTTAGCAATTCCGCCAATTCCCCCGCCGCCGCCGCTATCTCCAGAGAAGAAGCTGCCCAAATTAGTGGTAAGTCCTTTAAAAATAGTACCAAGCCCATCTTTTAATTTTCCAAACAAATCGCCAAATGTGGTTTTCAACCCTCTAAAAGATTCCATCAGGGTGTCTTTGAGTTTTGAAAAAATTCCTTCGCCCTTTCCTTCTCCAGCTAAAGCATCAACTGGATTAGTGGCCGAAGCAGAGCTTACTGTATATATTGGATTGCCAGCAGTGCCATCTGGAGAAGCTGCGCCGCTTTTGCCTCCAAACAGGCTTTTTACTCCTCCTAATATACCGCCGTCTGATTCTGCAGACCCGCCACCAAACAAGCCTCCTTTGCCTTCCGAACTCCCAAACAATGCAGATGTAGCTTGGTCTGCTGCTTGCTGCAAAAATGCATCTTTTATAAACCCTAAAAAGTTTCTTCCAGCATCGGACAAAGCCTCATCTAAAGTTTTTGCCTGGCTGACCGCTTCCTGAAGAGCTGACCCCAAGTTGCTAGAAAATTGTGCTGGTATATTTTCGCCCAACTCATCACGAAAGAAAGCTATATCGTTCTCTAAATTACCAAGACCCTTCCTTATTCCTCCGCCAAATCCTTGCGGTTTACTAAGGTCATTTATTTTCTGTTGTAATTTTACTTCTTCGAGCTTGTTGTCCAATATTTTCTCTTGAATTAATGCCTTCTCTACAGCGAGGTCAAAATCTATTTTGGCGTCTTTAGTTAGTTCTATGCCAGCTTCGACAAGCCCCTTTTCAATTAAAAGTAAGCTAGATCCTGCCTCAACCTGGCCCTCTATAAATTCTTTCTGCTCTTCAGAAAAAATAGTAGCATCTCTGATTGATTTTACGTAGTCTTCTGTGATTCTGAATTCTTCTTTAGCTTTTTCTACGAGAAATTTCTTTAAAGCTATCTCATTTTCTAGACCTACTTTTCTTATTGTTGTGGCAGCTTCAGCTAAATCAAGTTCTTTGTTTCTTATCTCGGATAAAGCTCCGCTTTGAAATATAGTCTCTATTTGTCCAGTCTTCGTAGATTCTAACTGCTTTGTTGTATCAAACCCACCAGCCGCAAATCTTCCTTGACCTAATCTGTCTTTAAAATCTTTTTTTGCCTTACCTCCTGTAAAAGCGCCTTCGCCAAAACCAGCTGCAACTTTTAGCGCTGTATCGGCGGCTTTTTCGGCGGCGGCATCAATAAGATCAATCGCCTTGATCATGTTTTCGGCAAACAGATCCGCATCAAACTGCTTGACGGTTTCGGTTTTGATTTGTATTCCAGTTCCTGTCCTAATTTTTACGTCTTTTTGACTCGCGTTTACTATGTCTTGCAAAGCGTTTTTGTCTCCAACCTTTGCCAAAGACGCACTTAATGTGCTTTTATCTTTTATGCCGCCAAAAAACCCTTTATTAATTCCAGTTAATCCACCTAACTGTTCTTCGAGCAAGTCTTCTATACTTTTCTTTTTATCCTCCTCAATGCCTAATTTTTCTTTAAGCTCTGCTTGTTTCTGAGCCGCCTTTAAGTCGGCGACAAATGCCGACCTTAAAGCTGAGGAAGCTTCTTTTGACCCAGACGACAATTCTCCCAGATCAATATTTTTGAGTTCTTCGTTTAGTTTTTCAAATCCTGTTTTTGTTTTTGTTAACTCTAAAACTAATGGAGCTAAGACAGTGCCAATTGCAACTGCAGTACCGATGCCAGGAAGCGCACCACCAACTCCAGCTATACCTCTGCCTAATTTACCTTTAGCTCCTACGAGTTTACCCTCTGAGTATTTCATTGGATTCCCCGTCTTCGGACTACGATATGTAGCCAACTCTACTCCAAAGCTACTCAACTTAGCCCCAATCTTTTCCACTGGCCCTTTCAATAAAGTGAGCGAGGTTAGAGCAGAAGCAGCAAAAGCTATTTCACTAATAAATTTGCCAATACCACCTTCTGCAGTACTGAACGCACTGCTCAAGAAATAAAGCCCAGTAGAAGCAGCTAAAATCCCACCACCAAGGCCCCCATCAGAAGAACCTCCTGGCGTTGCTGGCGTCGATCTTCCTCCAGAAGCGAAATTTGGAATAGCCCCAGTTGGCTCATCTCTGGTATTTGTAACAGCAAGACCCATTGGGTTTTGCGAGTTACGTAGTTTGCCGCTTTGATTAATTCTTATTTGGTTTATTGGAAGACCAGCAGCTTGCTCTCTTGCGACTGCTTCGTCTAAAGCTCCGCCAGCAAAATTTGGGATATAACCTCCAGCAGCGTTACCTGTGTCCTTCAACACCTTATCAAACATGCTCTTTTTGCTGTCTGGACTGAGTCTTATCTTAGCTTCTATTTGTGTGGCTTTTCCCAATTGTGGAAAAAGTTTTTTTAATTGCGAATTTGCATTACTTCCAGAAAAATCAAAAGCAGCAATTTCGGACCTTGAATCAAAATCCTTTGAAGATAATAAAGAGCTGACCGCTGTTTCAAAAATAGTTCCAGACAAAGCTGATATTGCTCCAGAATTTGCTAATTTTAAAATTTTATCTGCTTTAGGTGGGCCGCCCATTAGTTTTGCCTGTTGATTTGCTAAACCCAATGCAAATTTTCTAGTAGATTGATCTAACTGCTCGTCATTTTTAACCCTAGAATCAACACCAGGCTCATAGCCAACCAGATCAAAAGCTACTTTCTTGCCTTTTCTGATTCCTTGTATTTGTTGCTTAGGCCCCAAAACTTGTGGAACTACCATAGCAAAACGAGGATTGTATATAAGTTTTTGAGAAGATTTTTGTTTTTCTCTTTTTTCTAATTCTGATTTAGCTGCAAGAGCTTCTGGACCCCGACCCTTTGCTATACCCCTCAACCTTTCCAAGCTTCTTGGTGCAGCAAAATTCGGAATAAACCCACCAGCAGCATTCAACTTCTTAGCTCCAGCAGGAAGACCCATAGTCTTAACCATATCCTGATTAAATATAGCATCTCCACCTCCAGCGTAATTTGGCACAACGTATTCGCTGGTATTAGCAACCATCGTCCCGCGCTTGCCGCCACCAAAAGCAAAATTAGGAATTGAAACAACCTTAGCGCTGGACGGTGCGCCACCCACCCCGCGAGAAACATCATTGGCTTCTGCAGCTATGTATCCACCAGCAGCTCTTTTCCCCTTCGGAGCAACGCCCTCAGATCCTCCCCTTAGCCCAGCGCCAAACAATCCAGGAGTCACTACTGCTGCAGCTTTTTGAACTCTAGCTAAAGCGGCAGCTTGTTGATTATAAATTTTTAAAAGTAATTGTTCTTGGGCAACCTTATTACCCTCAAGAGCTAAAATCTCTCTTTGGATACTTTCGTTTTGAAAAAGAGTCTGCAAAACAGATTGTTGCAAAGCATTCTGTTGCTGCACTGACTTATTAATACCAAGCAAACTAGCCAGAGAAGATGCGCCAAATTTAGCTAAGTCTACAAATAGTTTTATAAATATACCGCCAATAAGAGCCAGACCAGGTACTGTTAAAACCCCACCGATTCCCCTAACTATGCCTTGGGCAAACTTAGCACCAAGAGATTCTCCTTGTAAAAGGTCAGTGATTCCGTTGACAACAGAACTAAAAAATTCCAGTATATCCCCTACTTTGTCTGTAAAACCAAGTTCACCCAAAACGGACGCTAACTTTTGCCCACCTACAACCAAGTTATTTATTAAGGCTTCCAGGGTTTGATTGAGTGAGCTGTTTTTCGAATCCAATGCTCCAGCAGCGGTCGCTGAAGTTTGTAAAGCTTTTGTAAATTGGCTTTGGTTTGAATTTAAATCCTCAACCAAACTAATTAAAATATCTCTCTGGCGAACACCAGCGACCTTTTGAATAATATCCCCAGCCTCAACGCTTTTTAATCCAAGCTTGTTTAGTTCTACAGCTAACTCTTGGAACAGTGGGATAGCTGATTTAACATTGCCCTGAGCATCCAAAACATTAATACCTAGGTCTTCTAGTGCAACCAGAGTATCTGTCCTACCTAGTCTAGCAAAAATTGTTTTAAACGCATTACCAATAACAGCGCCACCACGTTGAGTTCTTTCCTGTACCGTCGTAACAACAGCCAAAAGCTCGTCAAAGGAAACACCAGCTACACGAGCAGATGCCGACGCTCGCTCAAGACCATTAATTAAATCTTCAGTAGATACAGCAAATTTTGTATCAACTTCCGATAGCTTGTCGCCAATAGCGGCAACGGTTAAGCCAGCACCTTCGAAACCCTTGATAGCTGCAGTTAAACCAGCGACCGCTTGCTCTGAGCTAACCCCAGCGACACGAACAAGCTTCAAGGCTGTCTCTACTCTAGAAAGAGATTCTTCGACACTCAAGCCTTGACGAGCTAATTCAAGAGCGCCCTCAGCCACATCATCGAATGACGTGGCCGTTTTCTGGGCTACAGCAAAAATGCCATTACCAAATTGCTGTAATTGTTTTTCAGTGCCGCCAAGAATGGTGTTGATTTTAGCAAAGGTAGCTTCTACTTTAATTGTGTTTGCAACAAGAGCGCCAAATGCTTGAGAAAGCTTGTTTATGACAGCCACAGAAGCGCCGAAAGCCAAAACACGAGCATTGGAAGCTTCCAAAGATTTTTGGAATTCTGTAGCCTGCCCTGTTATCTTTCCCAATGGCCGCGATAGTTTTTCGAGCGATCTGGCTCCACCGCCAAAATCAACACCTTTAGCCTTGGATTGTATTCTAGCCAATGCCGCATCGACCTTGGAAGTCACTACTGGATCAAACTCTACTGGTATTCTTGCCTTTGCCATACAAAGTATTACACTTAAACTCCGTGCAATTCCATCATTTCTTTCATGTTCATTGAGCCTCCTCTTTTCTTAATTTCCTCCGATAAGTCCACGGCGTCTTCATTTTCAGACCTCAGCATTTCTATATCTTTTTCGTCTGCACCGAAATAGGTAGATGCCCCTTCACCGCTTTTAGTCTTACTGTTTGAGTCTTCTTTCTGATTTTGATAAAACCCAATCAAAAGCTCTGGGTCTCTCGCAACGTTTTCAGGTATCTTCTTGTTGCAATTTTTAAATATATTTAGAAAGTACCTTCCGTACGATATTAGTTTTAATTGATAGTTAGTAAGCTCCTTAAGAGGCTTACCAAAAACACCAATCACGTCTTCGCAAAAAGGTAAATACATAGAAAAGTAATCGCTTAGCACGGCCCTAGAAATACTATCGTCACTAAATTTTTCAAAAAACTCTTTTTGGAGTCTATATATCTCAACCTCTTTAAAGGGTTCGTTTATATATAAATCTTCGAAAACCTTTTCTGTATACCCCTGATCATAATATAGTATATCATTTATAATAGATTTTTGGATATGAGAGTCTACATACTTTTCAATAGTCAAACCAAGTATCTGTTTTTTTTCTGATTGTAAATGGGCAAGTTTTTCCCTCTTAATCTCTAATTTTTCTTGAGCCTGCTTCTTTTTTGAAGGTAGTATTATTTGAGATATTATTTTAAACAAGCTGTCTATCTCTTCTTCATAAGTTTTTATTTCTTCTTCCTCTTCTTTGCTCCACATGTCTTGCTCGAAAAGATTCAGTAGAACTTCTTCTTCTGACTGTAAGCCTTTCTTTTTAGCTTCCTGCTCGTACACTTTCTTTTTAGATAGTATGGCCCTCTGCTCGTTTTGAGATAGATGCTTAAAGTATAAAACACCAAAGGTACTACTAGTGACAGTAGTACCTTGTAATATTTCAGAAATAATTTCTAAATTTTTATCGTTATCCATCGTCTTCGATGAATTTCTCTATATCTTCCTTGGTGGACTCTTGAGCGTAAAACCAATAACCAATGATCTTGGAAACTTTAGAGACGACGTCGAAGTCAAAACCTTCATTTAATTCGTACTTATCGTAAAAATCTTCAAGCTGCTCCTCAAAATCCATACCTTCAAAAAAGCTTACGAGCCCCCTGTCTTTGTCTTCCTGCTTTGTCAGGTTGATGACATACCACATCAACGTAGACCTTTCTGCCTTAGCGTCTGCGGTATGCTGATAAACGGATTGCAAGGAAGACTCTAGAGCCTGCAAATCTCTCTTTAGCAAAATAATCTCTGCTTCGAGTTCTTTAGACCTACTTTTGTTTGCTTTGTCCTTTGTGCTGGTGGCGATTAATTTGTACTCGTTTTCTAGCTCATTCAGCTTCTTAAGGGATCTTAAAAGCTCTCTCGATTCATCTTCGGTCAAAGCTCCGCCGTTGTCTGCATACTTCTTAATAAGCATCGCTTTTGTCACGATGCCCATTTTAATAGCCTTACTAAGTTGTATAGAGTAGTGGACTTCGGCGTCGTCAGCCATTCTCCTTGTTGGTTTTTGGACCACAATTTTTACTGGAGATTTTACTGTCTTATTAGACAGGACTGTCTCTAGTTCGCCAGCTTTATTTTTTCTTTGAGTTTCGACCTGTTTTACTTCAGGTTTCTCAATCGTGAATTCGTAAATAGTTTCCTTAGCCATATTTTATTGTTTAAATCTAAATTCTACCGTTAGATTATCTAACTCACTATTATAATCCCGCAAAACGGAATTTCCAATATCTAGAATTTTTTTTCTATACAATTCATAATGCTCTTGGTCGAAATAATCTGCCATTTCGATTATTGGGTGATTTTCTGCAGGCAGGTTATCGTAAAGTTTGGCGAAATTAATTTCGTGAATTGACTGCATTTCCTCTAAGGTCTGTAAAAAATATTTAAACAGAAACCTGATATGATGATCTGACCGATCATTTAAAAACTCTTTTGCAATCATAATAATCCTTACCTATGATATGCTTTACACTAAAAATAGTGTAAAAAGAGATATGGCCATCTCTCTAATATCAGACTCACAAAAAAACACAATCAAAGCTATAATAGATGATATCCACGAAACCTTTGCCAGAAATATCACAGTATACGAAGAGGGCGAAAAAATCTTAATCGCCGCTAGTCCCGAATTTAATGGAATTTACAGCAGAACTTCGAGCGGCCAGAAAACCACGAGCAAGGTGATCGTATCCCACACGCTTAATGTAAGAATTAAATATATCAACGCGAAAGAGCAAGGGGTCTCAGATTCAAAAATAAGAAGCCAGTTAGGCGTAGACCTAATAGCTGGGTCAGTAAGAATCACTGTAGATTTAGCTGGATTTGAAATAATGAAAAAAGCAAAAAGCTGCGAGTTTGAAGGAAGAAAATATACAATAAATAGCAAAGGCAACCCAACTGGAATGTTTGGCCCTCAATACTATCAGTTTTACCTATCCCCGATTGAAGATTAATGGCTTTAGATCCTAATATAATAAATAGCCTAACAAAACAAATCCCGAGCCTGGCTAGGCCACAAGCTGATAAGCGGTTTAGGGCGGCATTCCAAAGAGTTAAAAACGAAATGATTGCGGAATTTCTCAATCATCCAGTCACCATAGAAATAAAAGGGGGGATTGAGGCTAAAAATTTAAGCGGTACATTGGACAATATCACAAATCTTTTTTCGTTTATAGGGTTCGACAGTGCGTCTGACCCGACAGGCGACATAGAAAGTATGCTGTACAAAACAGAGTTCAAGTTTGATAGGTACACGAACAAATCAATAGAATACTCTGTGTATATGCCAGACGCGAAGGAGATTTTTGCGGCAACCCCCATGCCTTGGGCCTCTGGAAGAAGCTGGGCGAAAGGGATTGAAACAGGAATCTCTGGTTTGGGCTACTACCTAAAAGTAGATAGAGAAAACAGTAGATCTGGATTAGGCATTCAATCGTCACGCAAAACAAGAAAAAAAGGTGTAAAGTTTAATAACATATCCTACATATCTGCATTAATAAAAAAATATAAAATTAAATTTCAAAATCTAGAAATATGAAAGCCCAATACCAACACGAATTAATGACCAGTTTTTTGCTTTGGTTCGACAATCAATTGCTGCAAAAGGGCGAAGCATACTCTAACCAAACTGGTGTACTTTGTTATTCTGAAGATTCAAGACTGCCAACCTCTTTTAAATCTTATTCAAGCTCGTACAAACAATGGGTAACGGATTCTTCAGTCACTGGCGACATCAACCCAATCATCCCAACTTCGTTTAACGGTTTCGATAGATCAGACGACCTTGTTTTTGATTTTGAAAATGGAAGAGTTGTCGAAACTGGGGGCAACTTTCAACCAGATCAAGTTTTAACTGGGACATTTGCTGTTAAAGATTTTAATGTATACTTCACTAACGAAACAGAAGAAGACCTTGTTCTTGAAAATGCATTCGAATTAAACAGTAGGTATGGAGAATCTCTAAGCGGCATTGCCCCTTACGATCAGGTAGTGCCAGCCGTCTTTTTGAATTGCGAGTACATGAGAAACCAGGGCTTTGCTTTTGGAGGAGAAGACAAGACAACAAATACCGTCAAAGGCGTAGTCTTCGCAGAGAATTCTTATCAGCTAGATGGAGTTTTATCAATTTTCGCCGATTCGGCGCGTAAGGTCATAGCCAAAATACCATTCTCAGAATACCCATCCACAGAGTATGGAGACCTAAAAGGAGGATCATACAGCTACACAGATCTTTCTAACACCTATTTAGATACCAATCCTTATTACATTGAGGACGTTACGGTGTCTAAATTTTCAGAAAAAACAACCTCAAAAACACCCAAGGGCTTGAAAATAGGCTTCATAGACTTCGAAGTCTGTACAAGTAGATTTCCCCGCTCTTAATTTCACATTCAAACCTTTTAACTGTAAACAATATTAAAATATCATGGCTAAAAATAGAGTTATTTATCAATCCGACGCGCTGTTCGCCAGCCAAACAGTAAATTCTACTGGAAGCAACGAACACGCCCAACTTCGCAGAGTACAATCTGCTAATTATTCATTCAATATCACACGACAAGATATTAACCAATTTGGTCAGCTTTCAAGAATTGAGTCTATCATTCTTGAGTCACCCACAGTGTCGTTCGATACATCTTATTATCTTGGAGACGGCTACAACGAACAAGGTCTCGCATTCAAAAATGGTTCTAACTTTGATGCTGGTTTTGTTTCTGGCCAAATCTCTTCAACAAGCGGTCAGAATCTTTATATTTTGACAGCCCCAGAAGGCGTAGATGCTAATTTCAACACGACGTCCAGCAACTACAGCACAATCGGCATAGGTAATGCGTTTCTAACAGACTACTCCCTTGAAGCGTCTGTAGGTGGCATCCCAACCGTTAGTGTTTCTCTTGAAGGCACAAACATGAACGCCACTGCCGATATCTCTGGTTCTTCAGCTGGTTTCTCTGGAATCTCTGGTGCTGGTATTGACCCAGAAGCAGGAACAGTTCTCCCGTCTCAAAGTTCTGGTGTAAGATTCCCAGCAGCTTCTGAAGGTACTGGAGCAGCTATCCCTTCTGCTCTTCGCCCAGGAGATATTAGCCTATCTTTTGCAAATGCAGATAACAGCACTATTGTTAATCTAGATGGCGCAGGTAGCGCTCACGTACAAAGTATTTCAATGAGCATCCCTCTTGGAAGAACGCCGATTGACAGACTTGGAACTCGTTTCTCGTTTGCTCGTGTCGTTGATTTTCCAATCACACCGACCATCTCCGTTTCTGCTATTGTTTCTGAGACTCAAACTAGAGCTTTGACTGACATCATTAATAATGATGCATTTATCTCTGACCTTCAGTTCACATTCAAAGATTCAAATAGTGTCCCTAGAGCATCTTATAAAATGACAAATCTTAAGCTTGATAGCGAATCATTTAGTTCGAGCATCGGTCCAAATAAGACTGTTGATCTTTCGTTCTCGCTTTCAGTTGGTGGACCAGCCGATACCGTTAATAACATCTTCTTCTCTGGATCAAACACTAGCACAGTTCTTGGTAACCCTGCTTCTTAAGAATAGTTGGTATAATTTCGGGGTGGAGCTAACGCTAAGAAGCCCCTATATTTAAAACTAATCCCGTCGAATTCGACGGGGTTTTTTTATGCCCACAAAAAAGCGCAACCCCTTTCGAGGTCACGCTATCAGAGTTAGGCTCTGAGGTAAATCTACAAAGATTCAATACCGCCAACCTGCCTTGGGCCAGCCTGGAAACTATTGTAATTAGCAGCTAAGTCCTGCAGCTCGTTGTAGGCATCTTGAGCAAGAGTTTTGTATACTTTGGACACTTCGTTCTTATTGATAAAGGTAATAGAGTTGTCGCCATCCTTAACGCTTAGAATATTGCCGTTTGTATCGTTAGCGATACCACGAATAGTGCTGCGTGTCTGCTTTGTATAATAATGATACAAATACATCTGCTTGTATACGGATTGTTCTTCTAGGTAAAGGCCAGAAACATCCCCACTTACTCCAGAAAAACTAGTGTATAACACATTATTGAGTTGGCCTATATTGCTATCTAGCCACCCAGAAATAGATTCAACTGTTACTCCAGTCGAATCAAATTCGTTTATATATATAGAAGTTGCTAAATTGCCGATATTACTCATTATAGTATATTACACTAAAAACTACCCACGTTTTAAATACTCCTGCCTTAGCGCTGAGATTAATCTGATTCTGTCGAAACTAGGAGTAAAGCCCAACTTCATTGCCATTTCCTGAAGCTCCGAAAGGGTTTTTCTTTTTAGCTTGCCTTCAAACTTTTCCACAGAATCCGATGCAAGTACATTGATCCTAGCTTCAGTTTGGCTGCCCATAGAACTCCAATTACCACCTCTCCACTGATTGAAAGCTGTGATTAAGGCTTTGTCCTGCGCTTCTGCATCTGCAAAAACTCTCGTACCTGTCCTTTCTGCTAGTCTGGCTTTTTTAACATGACCCATAGACTCTAGCTTTCTTTTAAAAACCCTAGGATTGCCCGTACCAAATGGGGAAATAACGTCTGCTCCCATAAGCTTTTCTTTAGCTTCTATTGCATCAACATCATCCCTTTCCTTGCCGTCAGCATATTCCAAATCAGAAATGTTTGGTTTTTTAACTTCTGACGCACGGGTTTCCTGGCTCACCTCTTCTTCTATTAGCTCTAATTCATTGCCCTCTCCGCAGCTAACTTCATTATTCACAATAGCGGTTGCAACGTAATCTGTAATTTGCTTTTCCTCAGTATCTTTATTTAATTCGTCCATATGTGTTATATATTAAAATAAACAATACAAAATTAAACAAAAAAAGCCGCCCCAAATAAATGGGACGGCTTCCTTTTAAGGGTTTAATCTGAACTAGACAGTCACACCAACAAGAGCGCGGTTGTCAAGAACAACGCGACCTTCTTCAAGACCACCAAAGTAGCCGATCTTGTTTTGGCGGATGCTGTACTGATCGTCAGCGATAAGGCTGAGCTCTCCACCGTTTTCGCTGTCAACAGCTACAGGGCGGATAAGAGACTCACGGCTACGGTCGATACCAACAACGATTTGATCTGAGGCAGGAGTGAAACCACCACCAGCGGCTGCGCCGTAGATAGCGTTAAACTTCTGTCCGTCACCAAACTCATTAAGCTCAATAACATTGATGCCATAGAACTCAGGAGCGCCAGCAGCACGGAATGCTTGTTCAGCAATAACGTCAGCAGTTTGTACGCTGTCTTGTGTAGAGACACCAGGAGCAGCTTTAGTGTTAATAGGATTGTAAGCGATTGCACGAAGCTCTTCAACGATTTCAGGAGAAACGATGATGTCAGTCATGCCACGGCCTTGACGAGCGTCAGCAGTACCACCTACAAAAGAAGTAACAATTCTCTTAGAGCGGGTCATAAGAGCATTGAGGTCAGCCAATGTGAAACGATTTGCTGTCTGAGCTGCGATAACGTGATTATAGCCATTTGTACTCGCATTAGCAAGAGCTTTCATAACTACGTTAGCGGAGATAGTGTTCTGCTTAAGAAGGATTTCTTGAGCAACGCGAGTCATTGTCTTAGCGACAACATCCATGCGGCTCTTAGCAGCATAGCGGCGATCAAAGCTTACTGCAGAGTCAAGGCTATAAGTAGCGATCTTAAGTTCGGCAGATGTTGGAAGAACTTCCGAAGTAGGAAGGCCACCAGCACGGCTTTGGCTGAATACTTGAACATAATCTTCATCAGAAACGTCGAAGTACAGATCCAACGGAATCGAAGGATTGTCATCAGCGTTGTACTGAAGAGTAGTGAAGAGGTTAGACAGTGCTGGAGCATTGTTGATAACTTCTGAGAGAACAGGGCCGATAAATTCAGCAAGAGCGGTTTGTGCTTCATAAGCAACATCGCGGTTGCGAGAAGCCATTGCCTTTACCAGTTCGACTTGTTCGGGAGTGTTTTTTAAAGTGATTTTCATATTATTAAATTCCTTTGAATTAACCAAGCTTAACGACTACATAGTCACCAGCAAATTGATCAGTGAGTCCGCCTTGAGAGACGCGTGAGCCAGTTCCAAGAATGACACCTAGAGAGCTAGCAGCATTTGCAGCGACTGGACCAATTGTTCCAGCGCCAGCAATTTCAAATCCAGCGCCGACTGTGAATCCAGCGGCAGCGCCTGCTTGAAGAGCGTTTTTGCTCAGAGTGAAAATACCTTTAGTTACAACAGGAACGCTTTGACCAGGAAGAATAGCTTGAAGCTCCTCTTTTTTTGTTGCGTTATAAAGGAGTTTCTCTCCATTTTCATCAGCCTTGGCAGTTTGATTCAAAGTGAGTCCTAGAGGAGCATCACCAGAAGCGCATACATTGACTTCGAGAGGGTTAGTTGGGTACATATCGCCGCCAACGAAAGGGTAATCTGTTTTACCAAGATAAGAGTCACTACCATAAGTAATGGTCTCTTGATTAAGATTGCCGTTTGTTACTTTAACGAAAACGCCATTGGAACCTGCGCCGTCACCAGTGGTGGACTCAAGAACCGAAGCGGAGTTAAGAGCAAACATATTTACTACGTCATGCTCGTTATATTGTCTGAATGGGAGTAATCTTAATGCCATAATTTTTTTTTATTTAAATGTTTTTATCCAAGGACGTTTTCGCGGCTAAACGCAGCAGCGAATTTTTCCTTCAAAGTTGTTTTTGAAGCCTGAGCTTCGTTATTGTTGGGTAGAGTAGCGTCGGTAGCTTTTGCATTTTCAAGAGCTTGCTCAACATCCACTTTCTCAGCAGTAGTTTCTGCAGCAACCTCAGAGGCTTTTGCTGTGCTGAGGCGCTTTTCAATTTCTGCGTCAACGCGAGCTTTGATCTCTTGTTCAATTTCAGCTTTAGCTTCTTTGTTTTTAGATGACCAGAAAACAGCCAGCTCACTTTTAAAGGAGGCAAAGGATTCTTCAGTTTCGTCTAGGCCCTTGATTTTTTCAGCGATAAAAGAACTGTCGCTTTCTTCGATGTCGTAAATAGAATCTACTTCTTCCATGCGTGCATTAAAACGAGCGATAGCTTCTTCAGCTTTCTTCTCTGTTTCAAAACAGCCAATGCGCTCTTGAGCTACCTTGAGTTCCTCTTTGATAGATTCTACAGATTTTTCAAGCTTTTCTCTCGCGGATGCGATTTCAGTCTTTTCTTTTTCTGCAGCCTCAAGAGAAGCTTGGTACTCACTATCTTTTTGTTTAATGGCTTCGGCAAAAGTCGAAGTCATGCCAGCGACCGCTTCTTCGGAGAATTTCTTTTCCGCGAGAGAGTCCTTCAATTCTGATAAGAGTGTTTCTAAGTCCATGATTTTAGTGTTATTTACAGTATTTTTTAAATTTTGTGAAATTTCGGCGGATATTTTTTTTAAATGAGCCGCCTGGGTTTTGTTGGAGTTGCCAACAAGTTGATCTTTATCTTGTTTAATGCCTTCTTCTTTGTACTCGTTGCTGATAACGCCTTTGACATTGGCCGCAGGTTTCATAGTAAAACCAATACCAAGGGGATATACTTTTCCAGTAATTAATCGGTAAACTGGGCGACCGTCCTCGGTCACTCCTTTACCCCCAAAGCTCTTAAGAACACCCTTCATTTCTTTCACTTTTTCGGGATCAGAAATAATCTCGGCATCCTTTAAATTCTTACTGCCAATAGCAATGCTGTACTCACTAAACCCTATTTCCCAACTTGCAGAGATTGTGTTATGCATTTTGTTTTTTGGGTTGGTGCTATTTTCAAGCATTGTAGCAAAATCCTTATCAGCGGTTTTATAAACAACAGCGCCAAGAGCAATATTGAATGCATCTTTTTGGTTTTCATCTAAATTGATCAAAACAGTGCTGTCTGAATAGTCGCTAAACCCAGCGTTAACAATATGGCCCACAACTTTTTTCTTATTGTGCTCTATATTAGTTGGCTTATGAATGAATTGTTGCACTGATTCAATTGCGGTTTTAGTATCAATGCCATCTCCGTTTTTATTGAACTCGTTTACAACAGCAGCGTTAAATGCGACACCAATCAAGTCGATATTTTTTTCTAGATCTACCCATGTCGGTATTAAAGATCTAAGATTTTCAATATTAGCTTCGCTTACGTTAACTCCTGCTATTTCTTCACAGGCTTTAACTTCAAATTCGAAAGTTGTGGTATACTTATGCATCCTTTTTCATTTTTTCAAGGATTGTTTTTTGCAAAGCTGCGGGGAGTTTTTTTTGTTTTTCTGTCAATCCGCCCTCACCGACTTCGTTCATCATAGCCCTCATTTTGTCATACTGCATCCCACAACTTTTTGCAGTGGCTCCTTCATCCATGCCTGAAGTGTCAATCAGAGCTTTGTCGTCCATAGAACAAACACTCATATATGATTTGTACACAGATTCCTCTGTTTCGCTGTATTTTTTAGCAATCGAGATTTCTAAATCTCCGTTAGAGCGATTTATATTCGCCACGAGTGGGGTTTTAATTTCTTTCATTTTGAATGGTGTAAAATTGCTGAAGGGTAAATCTCTAATCTGTGCGCTTCTGAAATACTAAGTACGCCTTCCAGTGAGCCTAGTTTTTCGATTTCACTAAAATCATTTACACAAGAAGCAACGGTTTCTGTCCAATTTTCTTTTTCCGATGCGCAAATAACAGATTCGCATAATTGGCTTATCATTTTTTCTTGGTTTTCGTTAAGAGATTCTATGTTTAGTTTTTCTAGCATTTTTTCTTTAGCTATAGAGTTCAATGCTTCTATTTCATAAATAGTGCCTTGTATATTTTCCCTAGAAAACTGATCTTTTGAACCTTCTGGGCGACCCGACATACCTTTTGTTGGGTTGCTGTTTTTTGCTGACTCCTCTTCATCAGTTTCTGGATCAATCATAGGAACTCCGCCAACTATTGGGTTGAAATAACCCTTTTCTCTTTGTTCTACAAATTTTTGTTGAGCTTTTTCTAGATTTTCCGCTAATGGAAATTTACCAGTTTGAAAGAGTTCCATTCCTTGTTCTGCGGTAATAAGACCAAGCTCCATAAGCCTTGTGGCGACTCTCATTAATTGAGTTTCGTCACGCAAATCTATATCTTTAAACTTGACAGTTGGGTAGGATCTAAAACCCAAGTCTAAAGCAATTCTACGAATTTCTGGCTGCAAAAAGTCTTGGATAAATGCCTCACGAGCTTCCTTGAGTCTGTCCAGAAATACACGAGTTTTCATTTCAGCGCCATTGTACTTATCGTCATTCAGCGCTATATTTTGTAAGCCATCTTTGATGTCTTGATTGATAACTTCGTACTTGCCAGGACCAACCACCTTATTAATATCTGGAATAACAAAATCTGCTTTTGTTGTGTAGTCGGAAACTAAAACGCGGCCAACAGATTCGTTTTGAAAAAGAGTCTGCATGGCCTTCACGTTATTGGGATTAATGCCTCCTTTATCTGGCTCCGCACCCATTGTGATCATAAGGATTACGTTTTCAACCGTCCTCATGATAGCTTGGTCCATCTTCTTCATTTCCATCTTTGCGTTTATGTCTTCAAGAACTGGATAACCGAACGGGATAGCAAATGGTTCGTAATCTTGTTTCTTGTAAAAACTATAAGACATTTTTTCGCTTTTTAAATTTATCTGAAGCCCGTCTTTAAAATAAGCGCCGCCCTTAATTTGCTCTTTGACTTCTGGGTCTAAGGCGTCAAAAACAGCCTTGTCATAATCGTTTTTAGGACTAGCTAATCTTTCTATATCGAACTCAGAGAGGATTTTTGCGTAACCTCCATCTTTTGTGTTGAATACGGTGCTGCGCTTGGCTACTATTTCGAAAGGATTCAAAACAACATATTTTAATGGGAACTTATTTAAAGAAGGCCCATCTGACATGGTTTGAGAAAACTTTTTATAATCTTCTATATTGAATTTGCCGTCCACTCTATATAGGAAAATATTTCCACTTCTATAATACTCTCTAAAGTACTGATCTTTAAGATCCCAAATTTTAATCCGATCAAGAAGCTTTTCGAAAAATTTTCTAGAAGTTGAGTTGCCTCCTTCTAAATAGAGTTCTGCGTTCGCGAACTCAGACATCATATCAATAGTATTTCTAAAGATAGGCACATTAGCATAAGCCTTTTGGCAGAGTTCAATAGCGTCCCTAACATTAGCTCCATCAGAAGCCATTTCGTAGGGGAGCATCCCAGCTCTTATTTGACTAAACTTGTTCATGGGAGCCGTAACAGAAGACCTGTTTATTCTTGCGCTTGTAGTGGACGATGAGAGATTACTCACAGAGCCAGATCGATTGTACGACCCCTGAGAAACATGGTATGCCTCGCCCATTGTAGCAGGCTCGACCACTTCTTGAAAATTTGGAGCCTCTGGGGCAACCCTTTTAAAGTTGTTCCAATAATCGGATTTTTTTGTGTATTTTCTTTTGGGCATGATGTATTATAAGTTACTTTACACAATTTAAAAGTCACTTTTTTAACTTTTTTTAAATAAACATAGGAGTGAAGCCGTAATTGGTTTCCTCTGGCGTGTCCATCATGTCGTAATATATGTTCATTCCCCAGTTGCCTAATACTAGAGCTGAATAAGAATCCTTTCTTGGTCTATCCACCCCCTTCTGTCTTTTTAAGTTGCTTGGTAAATCAAAACTTTGAGTACCGCCATTAGAACTAGAAACTTGAATCAAAGCACATTCAGCCTTCGTTAAGTCGATCATGTCTTTCTGGTGTTCGATAAATTCAATCATTTTTGCGCCAGCATTCTTTTCATCTTCGTATTTAGAGAATTTTAAATCTTTTATTGGTATTTTTTTAGCTCTCTGCATCGAATAATTGTCATCCATAGCTGTGGCTGCAAAATAAAGTTTTTTCCTATCGAAAGCGGTCTGCAACATTTCGTTACCATTTCTAATCCAAACAGAAGTTGGTTTTCTTAAGTAACAAATAGTTTTATTTGATACATTATAACCTCTCCTCGCCTCTTTTAGATCTTTTACATAATCATGCGGGTTATCTAAACCAGCATCAAACATACCTATTTCTAGTTTATCTTTCTTAAATAAATCGCTTTCGTTACAAGAATTCATAAATTGTACGCCGCCGTTATAGTCACCCACAATCATAATTACATTAAAATGATCAATAATGTATTTAAAGTAAGTCATATGCTTTTTTAAGTTCGTTCCAGGAAGAGCGTAGCTATGTACTACAACGCCTTTTTTCGTTTCTGGTATTAGCTTAATAACCTGCATAGCAAAATCATCAGAAGCTTCAGATTCGGACCATGATGGGTCAAACGCTAGTATGTATTCGGAACCCTCTTCTCCCGCTACCTCAACTGCTGGAGATTCACCATCTTCGATAGTGCATTCAGACATCTTACTTATCTTGAAATAACCAGCGCTGTCATCTGTAAATTGAGCATTAAACTCTCGATCAATTTGAGACTGACTCATAGTTCCCCTTGCTTGGGTGATAAGATTTTCATCATACAAAGCCTTTGGAGCGCAATCATAGCTAAACTGCATAATACATCTTCTGCCTTGGTTTTTAGCACCAGGATTAAAGATCATATTTTCATAAGCCTGATACATTTTATATAAATATTCAAACTTGTAAGATGCTGACGAAAGCCCTATCATTTTATTAGAAGGCCATTCTGTGCGTTCCTCCTCTGTCATTTTGCCAGCAGCAATCATAGCATCTTCCGCATCGCTAATTTTTTGTCTTTCTTGTGGGTTTTCTACAACAGCCAAGAAAGGCATAATAACTTCGTTCAAAACTTTTTCTGGCATAAGCAAAAGCTCATCAACAATGATTCTTTGAAAACGGAAACCACGAAGTTTTTCGCCATCGCCAAGAGGTAGGGCTGTGATTCTGCTCTTGCCGATCTGCATCGACCACTCATCATTTGATTTGCTAACCTTACCTATACATTGTCTAAATAATTCTGCTTTTTTATCTAGAGATATATCTTCAATTTTACGGAAAATCATTTTTGATTGCCGAAAAGATTTAGAGATAATACCTATATGAACCCCTTGGTTTAGCATAGCGTCTAGCAAGGCAAAAATACCCGTAGAAAATGAATTATGATTAACGATTCCATCGCTAATGTAACAATGTTTATTTTCGACAGTGATATCTACCGTTACAGCTTTTGACTCTTCTATAGATTCCACTTTGGATAAAAACAAATTATCCTCCAAAACCCATTCCAAGTCTTTTTCTAGTAGTTCGCGGTCAATAGCTTGTTTGATTTTAAGCTTAGACATATTAGGCGTAAATACAACACCTTCTTTTGATTTAGCTTTATGTAATTTTGCTAAATAGCACCCTACAAGCGGCAAATACTCACAAGGCTCAAAGGTTTTATTGTCCAATAATTCTTTTAGCTTGGCTTGTTTTCTATTTATGTTGAATCCAATTCTTTCATAAAATGCTCGGACATCTAAAGAATTTGTTACTCTGACAGACCACGCTTTGCGACATTCATGTTCTCCTGTTTGAAATTTGGAAACACCACCCTTAAAACTAATTTTATTAGTTCCAACAATACTGAATTGCAGAAGTAGATTGTGAACTTGGTTTGCTAATGTTTTACTCGTGCTTGTGAATCCAATCCTACCAGTAATTGAATTTTTCTTTTTATTTCTTGTTATAGAGGAATAACCATCAGTGTCAAACAGACCCTTAATTAACTCAGCCAAACATTCCTGAGAATTATCTAATAAAATTTCGGGTATAATTTTTTCATAAGCTAAAACTTTTTTAAATCCTAAATGAGTTAGTAAAAAATACAATTCCTTAGAATATAATCTAAAGTCTTTATTATTGCCTATTTTAGACAAATGAATATTTAGTCTTTCAGAAAACTTTGAAAGAAATGTTTTAGTTTCTTCGTCTATGGATGTTATATTAATGCCGTAAGGTTTTTCTAACATACATCCATCTCCTATAAGCAATCCAAAAAAGTAGTACCACTCTTTTAAGCTAGGGCCATAAATATTGAGTTCTTTAGGCTTGTTGTTGTTTTTAACATCATTTTGAAATTTAAACCCATCGAATATATTTTTTTGAATTTTATTAAGACCAAAGTCTTTTCTACACATCAAGTGCTCTCCTTCGGCGATATCCTTAGAGAATTTCCACACCTTTTCCAAGTCCTTTGTTAAAACCAAAACTCTGTGATAATCTAATCCCTCTGAAATAAACCCATGCTGAGTAGTTATTTTATATGTCTTGTCTTCATCGTTTACCGTTTTGTTGATAACTTTTTGAAGGCTGCCATCTTCTGTATAAACCTTATCTCCAATGTTTAAATCTATGATTTTTTTTAATCCCCGCTCTGACCACACTAAAGATTCGTAATGGCTGCACTTAGACATACCACGCGACCATATACCTAAAAAGTAATCATTCTCCATCATAGCCTTTACAGCCATGTGTTGGAAAGGGAACAATTCAACGCCAGTCATAAGCTCTGTTGTGAATGTAACGTTCTCTTTTAAAAACTTGTACAAGTAATACTTAGCCTTGTTATCCTCAAGATAGCCATCAAGATCTAAAATCTGTTTATTTGTATCCTCCCTATCTAGCGGTTTTTGATTTCCCGTATCCCAACTCATATTTGCTCCTTATCTAAAAAATATTGTACATCTACATCCCAAAGCTTGTCACCTAAATACAAAAGCTTTGGAATAATTTCTTCGCTATGCGCCCTGTTGTTAGTAAAAATAAATTGACAATTCCCAGCGAACTCGTGCTGGATTGAAATCATATTAGAGAATACCCAACTCAGTTTTGGCGCTCTTCTACCTCTTGTAAAAACAGCTTCCTTTTCAATTGCTTTTATTGATTTTTCTATAACTATATACATGTAACTATCAAGCTCTACGCATCTTTTCATTTCTTTCCTGAACCTATCAACCTGCCCACCAAAGGTGGATAAAAAATCGCCAGAACTCTTTCTGTCTACAAATGTATTAGAAAAATCCTTACCACCTAATGTATAATCTCCAAAATCTAATTTTAAAATTTGGGATTTGGGAAATTCTAATGGCTGTTGCTCTCTAGTGTCGATTAACACTTCGACATCAACATCTTCTTTAAATTCTTTAGGCATACCTTTGTAAAATATTGGTTTAGCCCCCATTGCATCGCAAGCTTTTGTGTATGTGCCAAAATGCTCTTTAAAAACATCTAAGTCTGGCAATTGTTTTTTTAAAAGTTCAAGATGGAATGGTGCATTTTTATAATTCTTTTGTTTGATTCTTCTTTTGGTTAATTCAATTATATATTTTTTAACCTCAGTGGGGTCGGATTTTTTGCACCAAGCAACTAATTGAGACCTATTAATAAAATCATTCTCAAAATATTCTTCTTTCTTCTTAAACGGGAGAGGGTTACCATTAAGCTTATTGAAACGCGGGTAATGTTTCACATAGTAATCTGCCACATAAATTTTATGAGCTTTGAGATGTCCATGTAGGGATTTTTCAGAAGTGAATTCTAATCCGCATTCTTTGCATTTATAAGACATCTTCAATTCCAATCCCTAGGACTCTCGCCTTCCAAGCAGCCATTCCTTCTAGACGCTCGGCTTCTTTTTTGATTACTTGTTTTTGCATTTCAGCTATCTTGACCATGTTTTTTCTTTCTTCTTCTTCTTGGAATAATTGGACAATAGCTAAAAACGAAGCTGTATCCTTTTGTTGATTTGCTAAACGCGCACCACGGTCGCCCTGAAGCTTCTTTGTTAAGTTTTCGATGCGAGTTTCACACTGGTGGTATTCAGAGCTTTTAGCTTTAATAATTTCAGCTAATCTGACTGTCATCTCATCTTGGTCAGCATTATCAAACATTTCGTTTAACTTCTGCAAATGGCCAGTGATTAATTCTAGATTAATGATTTCCTTAGCCACATTCATATACAGATTTAATTCGTCCGCAGTTAAGTCTGGCTTATCCCAAGTAAGTCGTATAAATTCCTGCTCAAACAGCTCTTTATCTCTGGGGTTGATATAATTATTAACAATAGCAACAAATCTAGAATTACTAAGATTTATTCGCAACTTATCGCAACAAGTGCGCGCTGTTCTAGATAGCTTTCCGTCTTCCAGCCCGAAGCCAGTTGAGTCGTTGATCTTTTTAATTAATCTGGAGATAGCTTGTGGTGCAATGTAGTTTCCAGAAGAATCTTGGCCTTTTTCTTTTTCCTCTTCTCTTTCTTGGTTGACCAGCTCGTTAATAACACGCCACTCCTTAGATAGCCTCTTGGTTTTTCTATTGAATATTATATCAGCTATTTCGGACGTATTCATGCCGTCCATCTTGAGTTCTTCGATTTCAGATAATTGCTCTTCTGTAAGATTTATGTCTTCCGCCTTATTGTGCTTCGTTGTTTTTGCTTGGTAGCCGTTTTTTGCTAGAAACTTTGTAACCGTACGACCTTCTTTGGATCGCCCATCAAGCTTATCATCTTTAAACACAGCTCTCGTTATATTTATGATATTAGGGTCAGACCTAAAACTTTTTAATATTAAATCTTTTTGTTCTTCGGATAAATCTATCATAATATATCTTTTTCTTCTAAAATTTGCTTAGCCTTAACGTGAAATATTTTCTTTAAGTTTTTGATTTGCTTGTAACCAGCTGACCTTTTCTTTTCGTTTGTTTTAAACCCCAAATATTTAGCCACCTCTTCGTCGCTTTTATTTTGAACAAACAGCATTTTAAAAGCTTGAAAAAGTCTATCGTTTAAATGCGGCCTCATGGCGTTAGTTAGTTTTTTTGTAGCCTCTTCTAAATCTAAAAAAGTATCCTGCTTTGATTTCATTTCGCAATAATGATTTTCCATCGTAACAGCAAGTTTGATATCGTATGCTGACTTTTTCTTTTGTTCCCACTGTCTGTATTCCCCGCAACTGCTTTCCTGAATACCGCTTCTTGTTTTTGAGCATCCGTCACTGCCATTGTTAAATTCGCACCTCAAGCACGGACGCACAAAATTACCATAATGATTACGTAGTAAGTTTTTAAATTGATTAGATACAACCCTATTCAACCAAGGTTCTACAGATTTAGACTGATCCCACAAATGCCATTTTTTATATATGTGAGCCATGATGATTTGTTTTATATCATCATAATCTATATAAGCTACGGCATCTAAATCCCATTTTGATCTTTTTCTTTCTAACGCAACTTCTATCTCTTGTATTTTATCTTCAAAGGAATGCATTATAGATCATCAATACTTTTCACACTATTGAGGCGACGCTTAGGGACTGATTTGCCGCCAAGAGAGCCAATTGTTTGTTGGGTACTAGATCCAAAATCTTCAATCTCATATTCTAACTTAGAGATGCTTGGTATGTATTCTGAGTTGGTATAACCTTCTGAGTCTTCTGACGCTCTTGTCACAACAGGCTTTAAAGAAGGTTTTTGTTTTTTTACACCTTTAGCCCCTGTTTCTTGCCCGCAATGAGAGCAAAAATTAGGGGGGCTGAAAGAGTACTCTAGCTTACCTCCACAATGAAAACAAAATTTAGTCATACCCTATGATACAATAAGATATTATTTTTTAAAATTTATTTTTTTTCTAGTTTGGAAACTATAAATTTCAGTATTTCGCTTCTTTTGATGTCTTCAGTTCCAAGTCTTGTGGTGTGAATTCCATTGTCCTTGGATTCTTGATCATCGAAAGAGTCAAATATATTAGCGAATCCACTATTGCGAATATCACTCTGCATCATGTCGCCACAAATAATAATTTTCGAATCTTCTCCAATTCTTGTTAGGACTGTCATTAATTCGTTATGGCAAAAGTTCTGAGCTTCATCAATAATAACAATAGTGTCATTCCAATTAGACCCTCTAACAAAATTAACTGGGATGCAGTCAAATAAATTCTTCTCTTTTAGTGTTTTTACATCGGATGGATGCATCATTTCCTCTAGCTTGTCGTAAAATGGCCCAGCAAACACCCCAAACTTTTCTTCGATAGATCCAGGAAGAGAACCAAGGCCCTTTTGAGAGCTCTCAGCTATGCTCCTGATGTACAGAATTTCTTTTTCGAGGTTAGCGTCCATTAACAACTGCAAAGCCGAATAAACGGCCATGTAGGTTTTTGCAGTACCAGCTGGTCCAGCCAAAAACATGAGCTTCGTTTCTGGGTCTAGAGTTGTTTTTAAGAAATCGACCTGATTTTGAGTAAATTTAAATTTACGCTCCTTGAATCTTACTTTATGACTCAACTGTTTGAATTCTAAATTTGGCATTCGATATATATTACACTTCAAAAACCTTCATGCTCTGCTAGATGCGTTAAAATACAAAAAATTTAAACTAAAGTATTTGAATATTAGCTGCAGACAGACCTGCTTCTGTTATGCAGGCGAAGCTTAAGAGGGGTAGTTTGCGGCAATCCCTGTTGGTATATTTAAACCATATCCGACGTAATCTAAAGACACTTGAATAGTATCTGACGGCGCTGCGCTAATCTTTTGTGATTTTAAGCTAGCGTTTGGCACAGAAAAGCTATTTAAAACAACGCCATTATTATCGATCAAAGAAAAAGATACATCCCTATTAAATTCTTCGTTCTGCAGCAGTCCTGTCATATTTTCAAACTCCTGCTCTATCATTTCGATATCTGCTGAAGCTGAATACTTTATAGGTGTGAGTATTTTAGATGACGAAGATTTCACTGAATCTATCTCATAAGTCGGCCTGGAGTCAAAGTCCACAGAGTAAGAGAATCTAGTGACCGCCGATATAGTGTCGTCTAAATTAAAAACAATACTGGTCGGGTCAAAATTTTCTCCAGTATTATCCGTGTATGAAGAATTTAACCTCAACCCTGTGGCGGGCTTTAAATCCCCATAAATTTTCAAATCCACCGAGAGTGTTGGTATGTCTTGAGAAGCTAAAGAGATCTTATAGTTTGTGATCGTTGCTTGGTCAAAATTCAAACCGCCCGTACCATAGATAAATTGCCCAGAAAGATTAGCGTACCCAGTCAGCTCCTGAATAAAATCTCTACCTATGCATTTTTTAGATATAGAGCATGAGGCTAAGCTAGCCTTGTTTATTTTTCTATTGATACCTCTGTTAGCTAATAACAACACAGCCTCTTCCTCTACTTGATAGTCAAATGAGACATTGGTAATCCCCGTCAACAGAGTGTCTTGTAAAATAATATTTGTTTCTTCCGAGCCGTTGAACATAATTTTCTTTACACTTTTTTGGTATTTTAGCTCTTAGATTTCTTTTTCTTTTTTTTATATTTTAAGTGTAACACATATCGCCCCCATTTAGCTTGATCGCGTGGAGTGCTTTTACTATATAGGTCGTACAAAATTTTGCCCCAAAGTCTAATATTATGTCTTTGGGGCTTTTTTTTGTGTAAAAGAGGTTATCCATGAGTATAAAAAACCCTCACCTTTTAGAGAAAGAAATACACGGAACATTTAATTGGGATGTTAACACCGCACACTCTTTTAAAAATGAGATAGTTTCGCTGTTAGGCTCATACCCAATCAGCCAATCTCAAAACTTTCACATGCTCGTTCATGTAGTTCAGGAGTTTAATAGGAAAGCGGATAAGTTTGGATTATTCTCAAGTATTATTGGCCCTATTGATGCTGGGTTTAGACCTCTGAGCCTCGATGATTTATTGCGCGACTTTTTGTTGCTTGAAAACAGTTCTCACCTACTTCAAGAAAATTCATCCAAAATAGAACTATAGGGAGTCTAGGTTTTTTTGAAAACAGACCTGTCTGATGTAACATAAAACATGTGGAAATTCAGAATCAAAGAACAGACAACTCTATCAGGCAGTTCAACATTTTTTGTACAGAAAAGATTTTTTCTGTTGTTTTGGCGGGATCTTAAACACGCAACGATTAATAAAGGTGGTTATGCCTCAAAGAAAACCGCTGTTGGCAAATTAAAGCAAATCCCTCTTTTAAAAACCAAAAAAATAAAATACCACAAGATTGCCGACTAACCCAAAGCCACCCTCAGAAATAACAGTTGATCATAATCAGGGGTAAAGACGTTTTTTTAAATAAAATACATTTTCCCTTGACAATTGCATATATGTATGTAGTATTCGTTGTATGGTAATCGAAAGGATACGGCATTTGTTAGACGAGGAAGCTATTATACTTGATGGTTTAGATGAAGCTGTAATGGGCCACACCCAAGATGGGCTGTTGGTTTATAATTATGAATTGATGCTTGATCTTTTTATGAAACAAAATAAATGGACTTGGTTTGAAGCTGAAGAGTGGGTTGATTTCAATGTTTTGGGGCTTCTGGGTAATGGTTCAGGTTTTATTGTTTGTTTTTGAGTTTTGTGGTTGACATTTCTTTTTTGTATTTGTAGTAATGTTGTTGGTCTTTGATAGTTTATTTTTAGGAGGAATGGCTGAGCGGCTTAAGGCGGCTGACTTGAAATCAGTTGACGTGAAAGCGTCCGTGGGTTCAAATCCTACTTCCTCCGCCAAATTTGATTCATGCAGAAGTTCTATTAGCGAGAATGAAAGAAGGCACGGCATCATAGGGTTCGCGGCCTAAACGATGGTGAATGACCCGTGTCATACTGCAAGATTACCTGCTCTGTAAGCGCTTACATCAGGAGGCAATTAATTATTGTCTGTAAAAAATCAACCATTTAATGGGTGAATCAAAACTTTTAAAGTGTATAGCCCAGGGCGCACTATAAAGATACCTGGGCGCATTTTAATGCTTCCTTAGCTCAGTTGGTAGAGCGCGAAATTTGTAATTTTGAAGTCGTCAGTTCGAATCTGACAGGAAGCTCCATTTTATGCGAAGTAGTTCAGTGGTAGAACAGCGGTCTGTTAAACCGCCCGTCGCAGGTTCGATCCCTGCCTTCGCAGCCATTTTTAACAACTCTAATATTCTTAACCTGCCATGCCACTGATACAAGCACAAATGGGCGAAAAGTCTAAGAATCTGATCTACTCTTGGATTGGTATTTAGATCGAGTTTGTAATTCCTCTGCGACGGCGGGGGTTGATAATGAGGATAAGGATTGCGTAGCGGTCGACTCCCTTGCACTTTATGCATCCTTAGCTCAATCGGTAGAGCAGTTGACTTTTAATCAATTGGTTCTGGGTTCAAGTCCCAGAGGGTGTACCATTTTTATATTTTTCGTATTTTGTTGACAAAGCCCCAAAATACCGTATATTGCTTATTATATAAGCTCCGATAGCTCAGACGGATAGAGCAACGGTTTTCTAAACCGTGGGTCGCAGGTTCAAGTCCTGCTCGGAGCACCACTTTAAACAAAAATTCAAAATAGGACGCATAGCTTAATGGTTAAAGCAGCGGATTCATAATCCGTTGAGTCTGGGTTCAAGTCCCAGTGGGTCCACCAATTTAAAAAGACGAACTGCACAACAGTGATACTAAATCAAAAAAAGAAACAATATGAAAACGATCAAAACTAGACAAATGGAGAAGGAGATGAGCGAGATCGGCGAGATCAGCGAGCTAAGAACTGCACTGAAGGTCATACACACTTGGACATCCTGCGATGAATGGAGTCGTCAGGAACGGACTGAGGCGATGAAAGACATACGCGAACACTCAAAAAAAGCACTCTTTTCCGCTGGAGAGAGGTCAAGTTCTGGAACTCCGACAAGACACAAACAAACCACGAATACAAAAGAAAACCCCGAACAGGGTTCTGCTGAAGCCCACCGACTTGTTTTGCGCGATGGGATTAGACCAGCCATCAAGTATTTGCAGGACTACATCAACACGTATGAGAAGCAGAGCGGGATTGATAACTATACCGTTGAAACGTTCGTGAACGACATAATCTACGGACTTGGAATGTCGCTCGATCCAGACGCTCACAAATGGGCAAAAGGTCACCTCGAATTTGAGGGAAAACTGCGGGAATTTCTTGATCAGAATACCGTTCAATCGCCCAGTAGATAACACATATTATGAAACTAGCAACAGCAACATGGTGCGCTCCATGCAAAACATTAAAAGCCAGAATCGAAAGTTCTGGGGTAAAGGTCGAATTTAAAGATATGGATGTTGATCCCGATTTTTTTACTCAAAATAACATTCGCACAGTACCCACGCTGGTAACGGACGGCGGCGAACTTATTTTTGGGGCAAACGAAATCGCACAGAAGTTGGGCTTAAATTGATCGTGAGGTATAGAATGGGAGACCCACACCCCGACAAATCTTTAGTTTTTTATAAATATAGAGGTGAAAGGGAAAGGTGGGTCTCTCATGAGTGGTTGCGCGAACAAAGATTGAGGGCTAACAGGTCAAACCGCAGACACTACAACAAGGAAAAAGCATATTACATTGAGAAAGCACAAATGAGAAAAGGAAGAACCAAAAACATCCTTCTTTCTGATTTTCATAAGAATGAAATTAAAAAAATATATGCCCGCGCCCAAGATAATCACGTTGACCACATCTTTCCTTTGGTTCATTCGTTCTTTTGCGGTTTGCACGTACCTTGGAACCTGCAGCACCTTGGCGCAAGGGAAAATAGGTCTAAGGGTAATAGGATCGAAGACAAGTATTATAGTATTCTCGGAGACGAGACATTAAGGTTTGAGAAAAAGAGGTGGTGATTTTTTTTATTTTTTTTATTTGCCCGCAAGAAAGAAGTACGTCTGTTTTCTGAGAAAAGGGGGGTGCTTGCGCGGACGCTCCGCCGTTGTTTCCAATCGTGAAAATGTGTTTGGAGATTGAAGAAAGTCTCCCCCCCGCTTGTTCTGTGTTTTCTTAGGTTGTATTTTTTGACAATGGTAGGGGGGGTATCCTAGAAAAATATTTTATTTTTTTTCGGTTAGGGGTTGACTTGGTGACTTGCCGCCACTATACTTAAAGCATAATGAAGGACACAGAAAAACTAATTGCCGACGCAGTCGATCACCTCACTTATTCTAGCTACATTCATAACCGTAAGCTTAGCCCTGAAATCGAACCCTCCAGCTGGGGATTGGTCTACGGTGCAAAAAAAGTTGAAATAATGGAAAAAAACTTCAAGAAAGCCTTGACAATCGCATAAAAATAAATACACTATAAACATAATGACAAACGAAAAACTACAAGACCTATCGCGCGAATACTGGAATGCTATTGACCTTCAAGATTATGAATGGGCTGACTTTATAGATTCATGCTTGGACTTTCAAGGCATGAAGCGCCTCCCTCTCGATCAAATCAAATAACCGTTAGAAAAATCATGACAAATCAAAAAAGAGAAGAACTCGCCTACGAACTCCGCCACGAAGAACCAGCTGCTACAGCTTCGCGCTACTATCGCGAAGAGCGTGCAGCCTCTTTAGATCGCCGCTTGGATGAGCTA